ACGACTGGCGCGGTGGTGACGGATACACCTAGCGTCAAAAAGTATATGGGAGAAATTAAGAAGGCTCCTTTATTAGATAGAGATACAGAAACGGCATTAGCAACTAAAGCTTTAGCTGGAGATAAGAAAGCACAAAATAAATTGGTTGAGTCTAATTTGAGATTTGCAGTCCAAGTAGCTAAGCAATATCAGGGAATGGGTATTGAATTAGAAGACTTAATAGGATTTGCTAACTTAGGATTATTTGAAGCAGCAAAGAGATTTGATCCAACTAGAGGTGTTAAATTTATTAGCTTTGCAGTATGGTATGTGAGAGCTGAATTACAAAAGTGTCTCAATGACTTAAGCAGAGTGGTAAGGATACCATCACATAAGACTATGACAGAAGGCAAAAAGTTTGGAACTATATCCACTTCAAGTAAAGTAGGTGATGATGAGGATAGTGAGACTTATGCAGATAGATATCTTCCAGGAGAGCAGGAGAAGCCAGAACATGATAGCTCAGACTTAAAGACACAATTGGCAATTGCATTGAGTAGTCTTAAGACAAAGCAAAAAGAAGCTATTATGATGTTTTATGGTATTGGTAGAGACTACGCAATGCATATGGAGCACATAGCTGAGGAGTTAAATGTTACAGGCGAAAGAGCTAGACAATTAGTTAGACAGGCAGAAAAGGCTCTTAAGGCAGTACCCGGCATAGAAAAATTATTAAAATATGTTTAAACTTTTCTGGTAAAAGATTAGGATCCTATCAGAATTTACCTTATATTTAAGTATAATTTAAAAAATAGAGATATGTATAGTTTATGTGCTAAGTATTATGATAAAGAGTTCGCAACGGTAGACGAACTGATGAATGACGTAATGTTATCCGGAATGGATCCGAATTACGAAATTACCCTGAACGGCGGAGGTACCGGTGAGATGGCCTGCGATTTGTTAGTATTCTAATAGGAAAAAAAGTTTAAACTTTTCTTGCAAAAAGGTTGACACGCACGGATATTTTCCTTATATTTAAGTATAATTTAAAATTAGAGATATGAATAACATTTATAAGCCGGCCAGGATAGATGGCAAATTAGTAGCAAAGAATGTAGCTACCGGGAGCATAGCTCCAGAAAACTTAATAAGATATATACAAATTAGAAACGCTGAAAAGAATAAAGAGTTGCTAGTTGTTAATGGTAATGGTAGAGTAAGCAGAATGCATAATACCAATTACAAAAGCAATGAGCCGCAGAAGCTAAGCTTTATGTCAGTAGTGGAGAAAAGAGATCCGAAGGTTATGTTTAATAACTTGGAAAGACTTACTAAGATGGTAGGTAGAGGTATTCAGCCGTCCTTAGTTATTACAGGAGGTGCCGGATTGGGTAAGACGTATTTGGTTAAGAAGACATTAACTGATATGGGATTAGAAGAAGCAAAGCAATTTGTTCATTTCAAAGGTAGAGCTACCGCAGCAGGATTGTTTGTAACGCTTTATGAGAATAGCGATAAGATAATTGTGTTAGACGATTGTGATAGTGTATTCAAAGACATGGATGCTGTTAATATGTTGAAGGCTGCATTGGATAGCTATGACACTAGAAAGCTTAGCTATATTAGTACTAAGCCATTGAAGGATGCCTATGGTGATCCAGTTCCTAGACACTTTGAGTTTACCGGTAAGATAATCTTTATCTCTAATATATCTCAAAGCAAATTAGATGACGCTATTAAAAGTAGATCCTTTGTAAGTGATATTAGTATGAATACCAAGCAAATGTTCCAAAGAATAGATGACTTGAAAGATCAGATTGAAACTAAGATTCCCAATGAGGTTAAGGATAAGGCTTTGGAAATAATGAAAGGCTTGGAGAAGAAGTATGATGGAGTAGAGATTAATCTAAGATCCTTTATCAAAGCTTGTAGAATATGCGCAATGGGATTTGAGAACGCTGAAGGAATGGTAGCGGAGCAGATTATTAAGGCTTAAAACTTTTTTAAAAATAATAGGCAAATGATTAGGACTTACGGATTATTTGCCTTATATTTATATAAATAAAAAATAAGAGATATGAGCAATGAAAAACAATTAGTAGGCCAAGAGTTAGTAGACTTCTTAATGAGTCGATGGAATATGACTGAAGACGAAGCTCTTCAAAACTTAGCAGAGAATATTGGTAACGTTAACTTAAATAAATAATACGGATATGAAGATAAAAGAAAATATAGAAGCAGGTATGTACTTCACCTTTAAGAAGACACATAGACATTATAGCGACGACTATGTATATAAATTTGAAATAAGTCCTAGTTCAGGCTTTATGCATTTAATAAAGTATCATACACATAGCAAGACAGGAGAGTATGTATTCAATGACTTAGTATCAGTTAGACGTATAGGAGAGAATAGCTTAGACTATTATAAGCATGACATGTTTGGTAAGAGAACGAGAGGTAGAATACATTATGATAATATTGATTCGTTCTTCTATATTAAACAAGACGTAGAAGGTAAAGCATATACTAAGATAGAGAAGTGTCCTATACCTGGGATACACGCAATAGCAGTATAGTATTATATATTATAACAAGACGCCTGGACTATATTATATATAAGTCATAAGCAAGGGCAAGGATAGACTCGGGACTCCTTTTAATAAGACCCCGGGTCTATTCTACGTTCTAAGGGTATAGGGTAGGGGTTAGGGGTCTAAGGGGTAGAACTAGGGGGAGGGTGGGTCAAACCGGGGGCTATAGGGGGCTAAATAGGGGGGTAGGGGGGAGTTTCATTAAAACCCCTCCCCCTCATCTAGAAGAAGGTGGTGTTATATCAAAAATTATTGTGAGCATAGATTTTTTGCTATATAGGTGCTCTTTATTAGATATACAGCGTATATACATTCTAGTACATATTATATTTAATAATATATGAAAAGTACCATCCTAATCTCGATTCTGTGTTTATACGGAATCACCCTATCGTGTAGCACCAAAAGGTTTCCACAAAAGCAGAGTGCCTGGCAAAGTCACATAGAACGTAAAATCACCCATACTACCCCTAGAAGTTCATATCATGACAAGGCCACGACGCGTCGGATCCGCTTAGTTCGAGGACATGAGTCATATACCTCGTATCCTACTAAATAAAAAGTTCATACTTCTTTGATTATATAAAGTATTTCAGTATAATATATATAAACATGATAGACTCTTTAATATATGGCATAATAGCATCTAGCTTCGTGATAGGCATAACCCGCAGCGTATTGCTCTTATATAAGCGGTTTCCTCATTTAGGGTTTGGGTTAGTATATGGATCGTTAGGCGTTAAGATGTTCGCTTTAGGAGCATTTACGCTGTTAGCTAGGCCTTACATTGAAAATGTTATAATATATTGTTTCATAATATTATCTTCTATTATATATAGCAATGTATACCTTGCATTGAAACTTCACCGAAAATAATATTTATATTAAACTCAATGTCTCTTCGTAAATGGTTATATAAGTACAAATATCTTCATGCCGAATATTCTGAGCTAGATGAAATAAATCAAGACTATATAACTAAATTTGACTCTTCATTCCGAAGCAAACAATCCGAAGACAATATATTATCACCGGAAGAATCTATATCTCAACATGAATCGTCAAGCAAGTCTCCTTCTACAAAAAATTCCGGATCAAAAGATTTATACAAGCAATTAAGCAAACACACTCACCCGGATGTTGGAGGATCAACTGAACAATTTCGTGAAATCAACAAGTTATACGAATCTGAAGACATACTAGGGTTGATTGTGAAAGCCGAAGAACATGACATAGATTTAAGTTCTATAGAATATTCGGAATTGGATCTAGAACGTTCTTGCCTAAAGCTACAAAATAAATGTGAAAGCATAAAAAGTACATTGGCTTGGCAATGGGCAACAGCTAAGCCGGAAGATCAAGATTTTTTAAAAATGCAATATGCTGCCATGCATGGATTAGAATATATTAGCAATGATTGAATGGATAGGAATATACTTAGGTATAGGTTTAGTATGGATTTTAATACTAGAATATTCTGTATACACTTTACCGGAAGATGAATTAGACACGGCAACTGTGATAATTAATTTGCTGTTATGGCCGATGATCATTGTGTACCTATTAGAAGAAATGCGAAAGCGTAATCAATAGTATGGCCTGGAAGGACGTACGTACTAGCGAACTATCGTACTAACGTTATATTTATTAATAAATTCAAGGATACTCAAATGAATGAACTAGAAAAAAACATGAAACGTATCGGAACAAAAAATATTTCTGAACAAGATTCTGGACGTCAATTTGTTTCTACAAGTCAAAAACAATTACAATTATTAGAAGAACTTGTAAAAATTAATCGTCAAATGTTAATTGAATTACAAAAAATGCCAAAGAAAATTGGATCATGATTAAATTAAAAGATTTATTAGAACAACAACTTCCTGATGCATCTGCGACAGATTTGGCTCAAGGTTTAAATAGAGATCCAAAGACCGGAAATCCACTTCCTGGAGGAGCTGGTGGTAACGTTAATTTAAATTATAAAGAAATTAATTTAGATCAATTGAAATTTGATGATCTTGTAAAAATGTTTAGAGTCAAAGATTATTATAATGATGTTCATTTCAACAGAATGCAACCAGATGGTAAAGAAGGCCCATATTATAGAGATGGATTAAGTTTTCCTAATCCAAATGATACATCATCAATTATTGGAGATATGAAGTCATTGGAAAATTGGAAAGAAAGAACCAAAAGAAGATTTGGTAATATTAAAATAATATTAAATCCAGATGCAGAAGAGCATTGGGAAAAAGTTAAAATTGAAGATGATAAATTTGATCAAGACAAAAAAGATGCAGATCAAGCAAAAATGGATACATTAAAATCATGGGGAACCTCATCATGAATTGGATAAATAGCTGGAAAGCATATAACAAAAAAAGCGTATTTGAAATTAATATTAGAATAGGTACATTAACTATATTAGAAATAGTAACTTCGCCTAAATTAAAAATAATGATATTAAACTTTGGAGTAGAAATATGAATTTAAAAGAATCAATGAAAAGATTTAAAACTAAAAATCTTGATGAACAAATTTTTCAATCTGTAGCAGACCAACATCTATATAGATATAAAAATGATCCAGAATATAAAGCAATGATAGATAAACGAGAAGCTCAATCAGAAAGAGAAATAGAATTATTTAAAAATAAAATAAATAAATCAATAAAATATATATCTATAGAATTAAAAAAATTTATGCGATCTTCAAATGATATAGCTCAAGATAGATATAAAAATGATCCAGAATTTAAAGCAATGATTGATAAATTAGCTCAAGGAATAATAGACTTGAAAAATAAATAATTAAACTCAAAAACATTTGATTAAACTCAAAGACATATTAATAGAACAAATAGGATTCCAAATTCCAGGATCTCCTAAATTAAAAATAATGATTTTAAACTTTGGAATAGAAATATGATTAAATTAAAAAAATTATTACCAGAACGCCAATTAAATGAATTAAGTTTAAAAAGTGTAGGAAATACAGTTAAAACTTTATTAAACAAAATAGCATTAAAAAGAGGTAAAAAAACTGCAGAAGATTTAAAACAATCAGACATAGCTGCAGCTATACCTAGTACAAGTCTTAGAAAATATTTAGGACAGTTAAAATCAATTATAACTCCATTATATGCATTAGCAGTAATGGGTGATCAAGAACAAACCGAATCATGTAGAGCTATAGCATTAAAGATGGGGGTGATTAAATTAATGAAAGGTTCCGGAGATTTTAATTCACCTGATGGAAATTTTGCTAGTGACAAATATCATGCACCAAAGATTAACGGAAGTGTAGAAGCAGTTAAGGATTTAATCTTTCGAATGCATCAAGATATGAAAAAAGAATTAAATAAGGTTGATTCAGCAGCTGCAGCTACATTTTCAATCACAGATGCAATTGAAATGTTATATTTTAAATATAGCACTGAAAAAAGTGCATTAATGACAATTGCTCAAGGCATACAAAAAGCGGTAGGTCAATTTACATTAGACGGACGAATTTTTAGAATATTGCAAAACGAAATAAGAAAATCTTTTCCTAATGAATCCGGAAGATTATTAAATTCAATAATGGCAGATTTTATAGGAAGTGTTGCAACTATTAGTAGTGATTATGGTGGTAAAGCGTGCGTTGCATACTTTGACGGAATACGAAAACAAATTAACACTTTAAGTTATCAGTTTGGAGATACTGGTGCACCAGATGGTGGCTATAAGAAATATTGGAATGATGGCGATATAGATTGGAATATTTCAGTTAGTTGTATGGGAGATTGTACAACTTCAGAACCTAGGAATGTTTTAGATTCATATGAAATTTCCAATAGAAAAAAGAATATTAAATAATTTTAAAGATTTAGAATTGATTAAACTCAAAGACATATTAATAGAACAAATAGGATTCCAAATTCCAGGATCTCCTAAACAAAAAAATATTGGACGTAAAACACGTCAGGAATTTGCTAAATTTTTCAATAACTTTGAAGCAGGCAATACAAAAACTGCTATATCAGGTTATGCTGAGCAAATAATGAGATCAGATGCGCCTGATGAAGTAAAAGAAAATGCATCTAAAATATTAAATGAAATGGAGAAAGTAGCAATAGATATCCAAGACGAATTACATACAAGGCAAATAAGTGACGATGAAGTTGCTGAAACAATATTTGATTATGTTAATTCTGAAATGGATGCTTCCGATTCAATTGAATTTGAACAATTATTATGGTATGACAATCAAATTGATTCGAGTATCAACTCCGGAATGATAGAAAATGCTGTTGCTATAATGGACCAGTTACTTCACCAATTAGAATTCATACGTGGTTTTATCTTACAAGAATTTCCAAAAATCTCTCCTGCAGGATTTAAAAGATAAAACTAATCTAGAAACATAACTATATGAAACATACAAGGTTTACTACTATCCTTACATACATACTGTGCGGAAAGTGCAAAAATAAATGGTTTACTAAAGGATATTTTGTTAACGAAATATGTCCAAAGTGTAAACATGAAGATACAACCGGTAATTCATTATAAAGTAATATTTATATAAAATGATTAAGCTCAAAGATATATTATTAGATGAAGGCACTCGCTGTTGGAAGGGATTCGAAAAAAAAGGCACTAAAGAAAAATATGGAAAACGTGTTCCTAATTGTGTTAAAAAAGAATCTAAATTACCCGATGAAGGATTTTCAGATCCAGATCAAATGAGAATGTATGAAACAGACATTGACGAAGATTTAAGAAGATGGGCAAAAGAAAAGTGGACAGATCAACATGGTAATCCATGTGGTAGCTCTAAATCTAAAGGAGTATTCAAATGCCGGCCATCTAAAAAAGTTTCTAAAAAAAGTCCAAAAACATGGAGTCAAGTTAACAAGAAAAAAGAAGTTGCTAAAAAGCGTAGGGTTGGAATGGGTAAAAGAACTAAGAAAGCTGAAGTTGTAATACCAATAAAAGAGAAAAAGAAAAACGCCAAAAGAGACGCATGTTATCACAAAGTAAAATCTAGGTATGAAATTTGGCCATCAGCCCGCGCGTCCCAAGCATTAGTTAAATGCAGAAAAACGGGAGCAAAGAATTGGGGTAAAACTACCACCAAAAAATGATTAAGCTTAAAGACATATTAAACGAAATAATTGCAGGAAATAGAATACAATGTGGTAACTGTGATTGGAATTGGAAAATTGTAGATGGCGGAGCTGACTTATATGTGTGTCATAAATGTGGACATGACAATACTCCAACATTAAAAGAAAAAGAACAAGTAGTTCAAACAGATGATCCTTCAAAAATTAAAAAGCTTCGTATTGTATTTGCAAATGATACAAAAATAGAAAATGCATTGTCTGGACTATTCGTTCGTTTAGGTCTTGTTACAAAAACTTTTACTTCTATACAAGATGCAATTCAATATGTTATGGAATTACGAGATCTAGGAGTTTCTGATCTAGAAGAGTTAGTTATTGGCTCACATGGAACAACAACTGGTACAAAATTAATAGGATCTTCTGAAAAGGATCAATTACGTGGTCGAGATTTTGAATATGAAGATGGATCTAAAAAATGGCATAATTATGATGAAGCTTTATTAATAGCGTGTAAAGATTTAATTAATTCTTCTACCAATGTATTTTTTACTGCGTGTTATGGTGCAGATCAACTTAATATTTTAGTTCATGCTGCGAATGTATTAGGAGTTACTGTATATGGAGCAGCTGGTGTTAGCGCTCCTGGATTAAATAAAATATTAAATAAATTTTCAAAAAAGATTTTTAAATGTAAACCTGCACAAGAAGGGTTATCAAATGAAATATATTTAGAAAAACAAATTTGTTCTAATACAAATTCGCCAATACGATGGCTACGAGTAAAAGCATGATAAAGCTTAAAGACATATTAAATGAACAAATTCCTAGTATGAATTTTGCATATCCATCTGCTCAAGCAGCAACATCTATAGAAAAAACTATTAGTCCATTTGTTACAGATGTAATGGAATGGATTAAAAAAAACGATCATCTTTTAATAGACATATCAGCTTTAATAACATCTGCGATACCAGGCGGTATGCCAATGGCCATTGGATTAGAATTAACAAATGCTGCTTTATATTTTAAAAAAGGTGACAAATTAATGGGAACTATATCTACTATATTTGCTGCTCTACCTATTATAGGATCAATTCCTGGTGTGAAACAAGCTATAGGATTTGGTTTAAAAACAGGAACTAAATATTCTTTAAGTCAAATAAAAAAGATTTTAGAAGTAGTAGTTAAATATAAAAGTAAGATACGAAGACAAATGTTAGTAATAGAGTCGATGATTAAAAAATTTCCTCATTTAAATTTAGATAAATATTTAGACGAGTTAATTGCCGGCAAAATTGATGCTACATCGTTTTATAAAAATTTTAAAGGTTATAATAATACAATGAAAGTTATAAAAATAGATAAAGCTATGCCATTACAACATGTTTCTCCAGATCCTAATTTAACAATTAACAAATTAAACTTAACTGGATTTTTAGATAATATTAAAAATTTAACTCGTCCAAATTCTTTTAAGAGAAGGGTAGGCACAGATGCATTAAATAAACCAGGTGGATTATATACTACAAATCCACAAACTGCATCGCCATTTTATCAGCCAACAGGAAAAAAACCATATTATAATTTTGAATTAAAATCTGGAGCCAGGGGACTAGATTTACAAAATACTGGAGGAATAATTGATGGAATGTCTGTTGGAAATTTAACTAAATATATGAATGATGGATTTGATTTTATAATAGGAACAGGAATGTTAGGTAAACCTGAAGTCATTCCTTTAAATAAATCTGTAATACAAAATTGGAGAAAGGGAGTTCCATTTAAATAATATGATTAAACTAGAAAACATATTAAAAAGCATTCCAAATCAAGAAATAGTTGAATCTCATCTCGGTCAATGGGAATATCCTGGTAGAATAACAAGAATACCAAGTAACACTATAACAATGCAGCCTGATCCTAGAACAGGTAAAGAAATAGAACATATATTATTAATAATAGGCGATCAATCAGGTGAAAAACAAATAGGTATTCCTAATGGACCAAATTTATTTTTTCCTAACGATCAATCAGTTACGGAGTATCCAATTGGAAAATCAGAAGTTTATAAAAGTCGTAAAAAATAATAACTCACAAGTTTATTTAAATATTAATCATATATCAACATTTTATACTGGTAATGATTCTGAATCAACTGTATTAAACTTTAAGGATGGTAAACGAATGTTTATTAAAGAACATATAGATATATTCGCAGACAGAATTTCCATGTAAATTTAGTAAATCAATATTTATATTTAAATAAAAAGGTATTTAACATGACATCGAAAGAAATTTGTGAAGAAATGAAAGTATATTGGGAAGTATTTCTAGAGAATCATGAAAGATTTAATAATAAAAACGTTAAAGCGGCTGGCGTAAGAGCAAGAAAGTCTATTAACGAAATAAAAAAATTGGCTTCAAAATATAGAAGTACATGTTTAGCCGAGTCAAAAGAAATATGAACGAATCATCTTTAAGACATATTATACGTGAATATTTAACATCTATGTTAATAGAGCAAGATATTGAAACATCATTATTTAGTCCAGCTGAAGAAAAGTTTTTAGCAACCTTTGTTAAATTAGAATCTAATAGTTTAGGTATATTATATGCTAAAAGTTTAACTGGAATACGTGAATTTTTAAATAGAAGTGGCAAAGACTTCAATTTAACACCTGCAATTTTAAATAATCTACTAAAAAACAAAACAATTTCCATAGTTCCTTATGGTGGTTATTCAAGAAATGAGGATTATACCATTCAATTGAACATACCATTAGAAGATTTAGCAGGAATTAAAGGCTCTGAAGGCGATGATGCATCAGACACTGCTGCAGAACCTCCTGTTGCTGAAGAAAGTGTTCAAAGTTTAGCTCAAAATATTGTAGCAGAAGCAAAAAAATCAAAAAAAAAGAAAAAAAGTAAGGTTCATACCAGCAAATCTAGAGCATTAAAGCGATTACCTAGAGGATATGTCACTTATTTAGAGAAAATTATCCAAGTTTTAGGCGAAAAAGTGAAAAATGACATGGAAAAGGAGCATTTGGTTGCAGATATCCTTGATAACCTGTCTCATAACTTTGGTTTAACACCTAAACAAGTATATCGATCCTATATTTATTATAAATCGCAGAATAGATTATCAAATTTAGTGAAAGACAACAATGATTAAATTAAAAAACTTATTATTTGAACAACAATTGGATGCTTACAAAGAAAAAGGATTTCCAACATTTTCAAAATGGGTATCAGCTACATTTCCTGCTAGATATGTAAACTTATTAGCAAGGCCTGGCCAATTTCCTGCAAAATCTAGAGTAGCAGTGCAGCAATTTTCAGAAGATTCAATAAAAACAATGGCGTCTGACTGGGATGAATGGGTCGAATCTACAGGACCAAAAAAAGTTGAAAGAAAAAAAGCTAGAGTAGTAGCTTCATTTCAAAAAATACCTGGAGAAATAATACCTGGCGAACCTCCTGAAATTATAAAACGAAAAATAGTTATTGATACAAACTCTGTATATAAAGATAAACAAACTTCAGATGGACAACCATCCGCAGCTTTAGTACTTACTAAATTAAAAGAGCAGATGCAGTTGATTGGTCAAGATAATCCTCCAGAAGAAGGAGTAAAACTAGTAGTAGGAATAGCAGATTATCAAGTATATGCATCTACTAGCACAGTTCCTTCAAATCCTCCAAATTCACAATTAGTTAAACAAAGAGCTGGTGATATGACTAATGCATTTAAATCAGCTGTTGCACAATTACAAAGTGAGATGGGGTTGTATCTAGGAGACATGAAAGAAGTAGATCCAATTCTAGCGCCTAACCAAGGTCCAGAATGGCCGTCTAAAGATGCGGCAGGTAATGATGTTGCAAATACAAGTGCAGCAAAAACTGCAGCATATGGACCAGTTGGGAATCGTAACGATTTTTATGAAAAAACATATGGTGAATTTAGAAAAGCATATATTACTGTTAGTATAAATATAACAAAAATAATAGAAGAAACTGAAGAAAAAAGAGGAGAAGGATCTGAAAATAGTAATTGGGCATTTACAATTGCAGAAAAACCTAAAAAAGTTCCACCACCAAAACCTCCAAGAGTTCCACCCGGAATATTTGTTTCAAAACAAAAGCCAGGAACATGTTTTTCTTTTAAAGATCCATCAAAACTTAAACGAATTGCTCCATTTATGGCATTTGGTAAAGGTACAAGATCTTCTGAAAAATCTTTTGCAAAACAAAAAAGAAATCTTTAATATAAAATAACTTGGATATTTAATTTTTATTTCTTATTATAAAGAAAATAAAAAGATATGAAAAAGTTATTAATATTATTAATTTTACCATTATACACATATGGTCATGGTCAATTATTAAAAGAATCAAAAAGATCTGCAGATGAACAATTTAGAGATTCTGTTAAAATTCATTTATATAGTTTAGTTAATCAATATAGACTCGAAAATGGTTTAAATGAATTAGATATTGATCTTGCATTAGAAACATCATGCAAAATACATGCTCAATATATTTTATCTGAATTTATACCTGGAAAAAAATTTACTATGCATTGGGACTTAAATAAAAAAAATCCTTACTATCAAGGCAAAGAGCCATGGGAAAGAGCTAATTGTAAAAGTGAAAATATGGCTTTATATAACGATGTTGGAGTTCAATATATGGGTATAATACCAAAAAATGCAAAAGAAATAGCATATCAATTTTTTAAACAATGGAAAGGATCTCCAAGTCATAATGAAAACATGTTGGATCCTAAATGGACTGTAACTGGATTTGATTATTATGCTACAATTACATATTGGGATAATGAAGGAAAACTTGAAATAACTGATAAAATGAATCAATTCATTGCTGGTCAATTATTTAGATAGTCTTTGAATAATGAAATATTTTCATTATAATAATAGTAAGTTAAATAAATAAAAAAGAAAAAACAAAGTTATGGCAACATCACAAGAATTATTCGATCAGATAAAAGATTTATTTGTAGAATTTGAAGAAAATCACAATGGTTCAACTAAAGCTGCTAAAGGCAGAGCAAGAAAAGCTATTGGAGAAGTAAAAAAGTTAGTGACTGAATATAGAAAGCAGTCTGTAGCAGAAAATAAATAATAAACAATTAAAATTAATAAAAATGGGTTATTACACCGCAAAAGTCCAGTTAAGAGATGACTCTACTGGCAAAATGAAGAAAGTTACTGAAATGTATCTTGTTGAAGCAATGTCTGTCACCGAAGCAGAAGCTAAAGTAGTTGGAGATTTTGGATCTACTACCTTGGAATATGAAGTAAAGGCGGTGTCTGCAAGTAAAATCATTAAAATTATAGGATAATGTATAATCAAGGAGAAACAGTAATTGTTACAGAGTATATCAATAAGAAAGCAAACGAAGTAAAACATTCAGTAGGTGTCATAATGAGACCCTTTATTCATAAAAAACAAACTTTTTATGATGTTTTATTAGAAAGAAGGACCGGATTATCCTTTCTGAATACAGCAAAATCATCCAAGCAATCATTTATTAACAGAGAATTAACTACCAAATTAATTGACTCTGATAGTATCAAAACTACCATTCCGTTCAAGGCTATGTTAGAATTTGAAGAACTTCCTATAATGATTGCATAATGGCTAGACCAAAATTACCAGAAATAGACAAATTAAAGAAAAGAGTCAGGAAAAGATATCCTGGCTCTTATTGTGTGCAAGATTCATTAGGTGAATACTACATAACGTGGAATGAAACTAATTTAAATGAAACATTTTTATTAGATAATACATCTACTGAAATAAAAGCATGGGAACAAGCTAGTATAACCGCTAAACACGAACAGCATATAAATCGTACACATCCTTTAAAAGCATTAATGTCTCAAGAACAAAAGAATTTAAATAAAGAACGTATAACAAAAAGAATAAGAAAATTATGATAGTAAAAAGCGTAAATAACTCATGGGCCATTCCAGATTCAATGGTAGAACGATATGGCAAAACGTGGGCCAATATTGATTTTGAAGTAAATCCTAGATTATCAAACTATGCATTATATAATGATCCTATGAATACAATTGTAGGTCAATTATGCTTAAATGGTAAGAAATTAGATGCATCAATGAAACAGTTAAGAACATTGAAAACAGTATTGGAACATGTATTAGTAGATATTAAACTTTTACATGGAAATACCAATAGTTCAATTGATGTTCCGGTATTAAATAATACATTTTATTTGAAGTCTAGAGAAATTACTAGATTATATGAAACAATTGAAGATTCTATCAATACAATTAATAAATCTTATAAGTTAGGATTATATTTATAATAAAATAGTAATATGAAAACATTTAAATATTTTTTTTTATCAGACACAAATAAAGAACCTATAGGAAATGTAACTGCTAATGATTTACAAGAAGCTTATATTAAAGCGTCGTATATTAAAAAATTAGCTCCAATGCATTTCAAAGAATTGTTTAAAATAGAAGAAATTAATGAATAGTCATCTAGATGCCATAGAAGTTCAGTTACCAGAATTTAACTTTTTTCAACAGCTAACTAGCAACGAAAAATTTTTATATTTAACTGAAATATATGATTTAGAGACAAGAAAAAATTCTGATATAGATATAACAGAGAATCTTCAAACATTTTTTGATGACATAACTGAATTACAGCAATATGATGTATTAAATACAGGCGGTGAAGAATTTGATAAAGTTGATGTTTTAGTTGACAATGAAAATTTAGTACTAGAATCAAATAGTTTAAGTGCGGTTAGGCAAATTAAAAATAGATTCATGGATGAAGGATATGTTTTAGCAAGAGATTCTGAAATAGAAAAAATGTTTAAGAAAAATAAAATAACACGATATTTACGTGTTTATAAAATTATAGGACGAGTTTTTCATTTGTGCTATAATTAATAATATAAGCATTGAGTCACGGTAGGTCTCAATTTTTATAAAATTTAAATTTAACAACGGTTAGCTAATGCAACCAAAAAACACAGGAGGTTTAAAATGACACATTTTAAAGAAACACTATTATTCAACGATTTCGATTTAGTTTGGAAAAACTTTTTCGATCACAAATCATCTTTTTTACCGGTAACATCAAATAAAATGAATTATCCAGTTGATATATTTTCAACTGATAATGGAATACGATTTGAAATTGCTGCAGTAGGTAAAGACAAATCAGATATTGAAATTTTAACTGAAGGAGAGACGTTAAGAATTCGATATGACAAAGAATCAGATCCAAAGCGTGAATTTATTCACAAAGGAATTGCTAAACGGGCTTTTGATTTTGCTTGGAAAATATCTAAAGAATTAGATTTAACAAAAGCAAATGCTACAATGGATAAAGGATTGTTATCAATTGATATTCCATATGCTAAGGATAGAGCACCAAAGCGATTAACAATAAAATAAGTTACATGAGACCTACCAACTCAATATATATTCCACCAACAATTGAATTTCAACATAAACGATTTAATGTAAAACGTCTTGTAAAAGATGATCCAAATGAAAATATAGAATATTGGAAAAACATTATAGAACATGATACCGTTTTACGTAAAGATGGTTATTTATGGTTTTTAATTGAAATAACACCTGTTGAAATAATTGAAGAATGAAAAAAAAGAAATTACCAAAATATATTCAACAAATATTTACAAAACCACAATTTAAAAAAGACGATCTTGTTAAATATGAATTTCTAGGAGACTCTGGATGGGGAATTGTTAAAAAGATAATAAATGCAAATGATAAAATTACTTACATGGTTAAAGGAAATGGTTACACGTATCCGTGCGGCATTCAAATCAAAGAATACAGCAGTTACTACGCCGGATCCATCGATTTCGAAACTTCAAAAGCTAGATCAAATAATGCAACAGCCGGCGATGCAGAAATTAAAAAACGAATTAACAATTCAACAAGGAAACGAGTTTCTGGATTTAATAGCAACACAATATCAGATACAGGATCTGGATATGGGACAACGATTCGTTCTAGGAATGGCAATGAACAACACATTGGATCAGATTCAAAAAGCAAAAAATCAAATAAATCAAGTGCATTAGACAAAGAAATTGATAAACAACGTAATTTTTTGCGCAAATTTTCATAATACAATATTTATATAAAACAAAAAGAAAGGTTATAAAATGGCAAATTTTGTACACAAAGACGCGGTTAGAGACTTAATAGTTGATTCAGCTGATATAGTTAGATCAATGGGTAGAGCTATTGAAAATGGTCATATAGACACAAATTCAGCTCTAAATAATTTAGGTTCAGCTTTAAGAAAACTAGAAGCTGCTGCAGAATATTTAAGAAAATAATGAAACGTGGATTTCCGTATTTAGTATTTATATCAGCAATAGCATTAGCTTCAAGCGCTGCATATTATAGTGTATACGGAATTAGTAAATTATTTTCTGCACAAGCAGTAGCAGTAGCCATAATGGCTGGGACTTTAGAAGTTTCTAAATTAATTGCTGCTACTTATTTACATCGTTATTGGAAAAAAATTAATTTTTTATTTAAATTATATTTAACGTCAGCTGTATTAATATTAATGCTAATAACATCTATAGGTATATATGGATTTTTAACAGCATCATATCAAACAACTGCGAATGAATTATTTGTAATGGATAAACAAATATCTGTTATAGAAATGAAAAAATCTAGATATAATGAACAACTAAATGGATATACCTCTGAAAAAACACAATTAGCAAGTTCTATTACAGAATTAACAAAGGGTTTATCTAATAATAAGGTTCAATGGAGAGATAAAGAAACTGGCCAAATTATTACATCTACTTCAAGTAAAACAAGAAAAGTATTACAAAGTCAATTAAATGACTTTAAAACACAAAGAGATAAAGTATCGTTGAAAATTGAAAATCTTACCGACTCAGTGACTAAATTAGATTTACAAGTTTTAGATCTCCAATCTAATTCAGAAGTGGCTAATGAAATTGGACCTTTAAAATATGTTTCTGAATTATTAGATAGGCCTATGAATCAAGTAGTAAATTGGTTTATATTAATTTTCATATTTGTATTTGATCCATTAGCAGTAGTGTTATTAATTGCAGCTAATAAAGCTTTTGATATTTTAACTCCAGATACAAAAGAAAATATATATGGAGAACAAGTTATAAAAAATAATAATCCGGAAGCATTTAGGCCTCCACATCCAAGTGATGCAGTTGATATCGATAATATAAAATCATCTGCAGAAATTGATTCATATAAAATATGGAATGAAGATGAATCAGATAAACGTATGGATATAATTGCCCAAAATGGAAATGATGGATTACATTACAAGGATACGGAAACACCTCGTCCAGGAAAAACAAAAGTTATATCATGAGAAAATTAATTAAAAAAAGTACAGCAACTAAAAAATTACAATGTAGATGCAAAAATTGTACTAATATAGTAGAAGTTGCTTCTACATCATTATCAGTTGTATGCTCTTCTTGCACATTTAAAATGGCAGAAGGTATATTGGAATATTCCAAATAATTTATTATAATAAATAAAAAGTTATGTTAGAAGCAGAAAAAATTAAATCAAACTGGGATGAATATAGAAATAGAGTTAATACTTTATTTCCGGATAGAGCAGAAAAATTAAATAAATTATATGATGAGTATGAAGACAGAATCGTAATGATGCCAGCTTCTTCTGTTGCTCATTATCATAATGCATTCGCAGGAGGATATATTGATCACGTACTTAGAGTCATGGATTGTACAGAAAAATTGTATAATTCTTGGGAAAGTATGGGATCTGATATGTCTGGATATGAGTATAACGAAATGATGTTTGCTGCAATGCATCATGATTTAGGGAAATGCGGATTTCCAGGAAAAGGAAGAGAAGTATATCAAGTTGAAACATCGGATTGGCATAGAAAAAATATGGGAAGGATGTATAAGCATAATGAAAATATTCCTTTCACAATGGTACCAGATCTTTCAATATATTTACTTCAAAAATATCAAGTTCAAATGTCTTGGAATGAATATCAGGCTATTAGAATACATGATGGTATATATGACGATGCTAATAAACCATATTTTATTGCAAGATCAGCACAAGCTAAACTAAAAACTAATTTACCTTTATTATTACATCATGCAGATCATATGGCATCTCAAATAGAATATGAAAGATGGAGATCTCATAAAAATAACTCACCTAATCCAATTAGTTCTAAAACGAAAGCTACTAAAAAAACAGCTATTAAAAATTTAGCAGAACAAAATCCGGATATTGATAAATCAATTACAGACATATTTAAAACTTTTGGAGACTCATGATTACAATTATTTTTTTCATATTAGTATCAGGTATTGCTGCATATTTTATATATAGAGCATATACATTAGCTGGTGAATTATCAGATCAAGAAGATTATATAAATGAATTAGAAGATTATTCTCAATATATGTATAATCAAATTGAAGCTTCATATAATCAATTAAAAAGAATTGATAGCAGAGGATCGTTTGAATCTGACGACGAAGCTGGAACAGTATTTGAACAATTAAAACAAGTAATAACAAATTTACAGAAAGAATTTAATGCCGAGAAAAAAGAAAGCAAGTAACCGTTATTGGACTAAAGTAACTGAATATTCAGTAGCTGCTTATAATCGTTGCAATGATCAACAAATACTAAAAGAAAAAATTTACAGAAGATTTATATATCCTGCTTTTATGAAATTAGCAGAAAATCTTATTAATAAAATGAAACCAGATTATATAGACTCATCTTTTAAAGATTTACAAACAGATCTGGTTACATATTTAACAATGAGATTAGATAAGTTTAATCCCAATGCAGGTAAAGCATATTCATATTATACAAGAACTTCATTTAATTATTTAATTGCAGAAAATCAAAAAGCATATGCAAAATTAAAAAAAGAATCAGAGCCTATTGACATAGACGAAGAAAGAAATATACCGACTGAAATGCATAATAATGAAATGCAAGAAGTATTACACTATTTTATGAATGCTTATATTGAATATTGTTATGATAATATTAACAGTATATTTACTAATCAGTCTGATATACATGTAGCAGATTCTATATTACATTTATTTGAAAATCGAGAAAATATAGAGCAATATAACAAAAAAGCTTTATATGTCTTTATACGTGAGCGTACGGGCCTACAAACTAATAATATTACCAAGGTAATTAAAATATTAAAACATATATATAATTCTAAATTCAAGGAATACGAGCAAAATGAGTACATGAATTTACCCTTTTAATATTTATATTTAAAGGAATCATATTATGGATATTAAGGAAGAATTATTCAAAGGAGTCAGTTTTTCTGATTTAATGTCAAATGTTTATCATAACTCCAAGAAAAAAGATAGACAAATTAATCAATTAATTTCTCAATTGCAACCACTGATAAGAAATGCATCGGATGCTACTATAATAGTTCCGTTAATAAAAGAATATTTAGATGTATCGGTAAAAAATGATGATCATATAGTCAAATTAACTGCAATTACACAAAGATACATTTCAACTACTCAAACAATATCCGGAGAGTCTTCTTTATTAAGTGAAGATGAAAAGAAAGAACTTCTAGGAATGGCTTCAAAAGATTTTGAAGATGAGTTAACAGAAGAAATTGAAAAAATTGACGAAGAAGACAAAATACTTCAAAGCAAAATTCAAAAAGCAAAAGAATTAGTGGAGAAGAATAATGGCTAATCCATTTCGTGTTGTATTTGAAATAGCTGAAGTAATTGACGTAGAACAGATCCGTACCGGAGAAAATATACAAAATTTATATTCTGTTTCCGCTGAAATTTATAATACTGGCACTGTGCAACATGATGTAAATGTTAGGCCGGCTTCAATATCTATGCAAACTCCTCCTACTGTAGGAGAAATGATTTTAATATTTAATGGTCCAAATCAATATAGTGGAAAAAAGAAAGTAGAATTACAATGGTATTATTTATGCACATTGCCAATTCAATCTTCTGTATATAAAAATGTATTACCAAGTATAGAGTCATCAAATATTAATGATAATGTATTACCAAATAAAATAATTAATCCATTACAGTTATTTGCTGGAGATACATTAATTCAAGGAAGATTTGGTAATTCAATACGATTAGGAAGTTCTTCAATACCAAAAGAAATTTCACAATATGAATTAGGATCAGAATCTTCATGGAAAGGTACTATTTCTTCGAATACACTAACTTCAGATCCAATTATAATATTATCAAATACTACAAATCATTCTACAGACTCAGAAGATCCGTACGGTAGAAAATATACAGTTGAAAATTTAGCTACAGATGTATCTTCTTTATATTTAACTACAACACAAAAAATTAATACCTTAACATTGAATAAAAATATCGATAAATCTGGAGGATATCTAGATTATAATAATTCTCAATTAATAGGAACAGCTGATAGAATTATTCTGAGTTCGAAAACAGATAATATAATATTAGATTCTTCAAATAGGATAAGTTTAAATGCTGATGAAATATTATTAGGATCCGAGGATGCGTCAGAACCAATGGTTCATGGTAATGAACTAATACAAATACTAACATTAATAATGAATTCAATTCAAGCTGGAACATTTGGAAGTGGAGCTATTTATTCATTACCTGCAGATACATCATCAATTCCTCAAGCTCGAGAAAAATTAAAAAAGTTAACAAGTTCAAAATATTATATGAAAAAATAGAAAGTTATAAATATGCCAGTATCATTTCCATTAGATAAAGTTCCACAAATTCCACCTAGGCTAACCGCAGTTGCTGTTGAAAAAATTATTGAATATTTAAATGAAATTTTAGATAAATTACTAAAACTAGTTGATGAAGCAATACAATTACCAGATGATTGTTTATGTAATGATCCTAGAATTGAATCATTAAAACAATCATTAAATGACGTTATGGAATTAATTAAAAAATTACAAGAAATGATTCCAAAAATTCAAGAAATGATAACATTATTCAAAACATTAGCTGATATTGCTACAGCTGTTAAATCATCAATTTATTTAATACCAGTAGTAGGACAAGCAGTAGCAGCTGCTGATTTATCATTAGTTCAAACAATGACATTAGAAAATGCAAAGAAATCGTTGGAGCAATTAGAAACAATACCTAGTAGATTAAATATAGGAATCGATTTAGCTGTAGAACAATTAGCTAAAGTAGCTGATAGATTAGCTCAAGCTTGTAGCGGAGCAGGAGATATAGAATCTGATGTAATACAAGTTCCTCAACAAATAAAGGATTCATTAGATAAATTAAATCGTGATAGTGATTATTATAATGATTTATTACCAAGTGAATTTTATCAATTAAAAAATGTATCAAATGATGATCTAGATTTAAGAGCAGATTCTATAAAAGAATTGATTGAACAACAACGTGATTTATTAACGTCATTACAAGAAGCACCTTCTTCAGTATTATCAGGAGTTGGAGCTCCTCAAAATGATATAGGAAAATCAGGAGATTATTATGTTGATATATCATCAAATCAAGTTTATGGACCAAAGTTGAATATAGGATGGTCGTAAATTTATATGTTTAATATTTATAATAAAAAGAAATAACCATGAAACAAGAAAAATTTATTAATACACTAAAAAAAGTTATAAACGAAGAAGTTCGTTCTGTTATAAAACAAGAATTAACAGAAATACTAACAAATGGGTTACAATCGTCAATTGATGAATTAAAAGAGTCTAAAAAGATAGAATCTAAACAAACTAATATTAAATCAGTTACTAATAATAAAGTTAAATTTCAAAAAAATAAGTTCTCTGATATATTAAATGAAACTAATAAACTTACTGAAAATAAAAGTTCTGCAGATTATGCATCGTTAATGAATGAAGATATTGTTATGACATCAAAAGATGCACAAGGATTTGGAATGAGAAGATCTATAGATAATAATACTTCGATAATGCAAGATCCAGAGTCTGGTAAATCTTTAAAAGTTGATCCAGTTATACAAAAAGCAATGACTCGAGATTATTCATCATTAATGAAAGCAATTGATAAGAAAAAAGGCAATGGCGTACCGGTTTGAAAATAAAGAAATATTAATTGATCAAGATATAGCAATTGGAATAAAGTTTCCATTTAATGGACAACGTATATTTAATTCTACCTTTACAACGTTAGAACAGTCTAATAGTAATATTAAAAATTTATTATTAACAGGTAAGGGTGAACGATTTCAATTAAATGAATTTGGTACTGTATTAAAATATCTTCTTTTTGAACAACAATCAACTGAATTAAAGATAGCTATCGATGAAGAAATACGAAATGCTGTTAATAGATGGTTGCCATATGTTAGTATAGAATCTATAGAAACTAATTATAATAGTCCTGCTGATACGTATATTACTATAAAAATTACATATATTGTTTCAAATATAGAAGCAGAACAATCATTAACATTATCGTCTAAAGAAGATGGATCGATAAATATAAATCCTTAAGGAATAACAAATGGATGTAGTGAAAGATGTAAAATATTTAAATAAAGATTTTAATCAATTTCGAAAAAATCTAATAGAATTTACAAAACAATATTTTCCTAATCAATATACTGATTTTAATGAGTCATCTCCCGGCATGTTATTTGTTGAATTAGCTGCATATGTTGGAGATGTATTATCATTTTATACTGATACTAATTTAAAAGAATCTATATTAAGTCAAGCTCAAGAGCGTGGTAACATTATAAATCTAGCAAATATGTTAGGATATAAACCAATGAATTCAGTATCAGCTCAAGTCAAATTAAATGTATTTCAGTTAATACCAGCAAAAGGTTCTGGAGTTAATAATAAACCTAATTATGATTTTGCATTGTCTATTGCGCCAGGTTTAGTAGTGAAACAAGAAGTTGGTTCTGCTGAGTTTAGAACAATAGATGTAGTAGATTTTAATTTATCATCATCTATTAGTCCAACAGAAGTTACAATTTACGAAGTAGATCCAAGCACAAACGAACCGGTATATTATTTATTAAAGAAACAAGCACAAGCTATTTCTGGAAATAAAAAAACAAAAACATTTAAATTTGAATCTGCTAAATCATATGATAAAATAGTATTACCAGAAAGTAATATTATAGAAATAATATCTGTAACAGAAGCTGATGGAGATAATTGGACAGAAGTACCATATTTAGCACAAGATACTATTTTTGAAGAAGTATTAAATGTAAAAGAAAATGATCCAGACACATATCAATATCGTGATTCGTCTCCATATTTGTTAAAAATGAAAAAAGTAGCAAAACGATTTATAACAAGATTGCGATCTGATAATAAAATTGAATTGCAATTTGGTTCTGGAGTTAGTGATAATAATGATGAAGAAATTATTCCTAATCCTAGTAATGTTGGAAATGGATTAGAAAGATTAAGAAAAAATGTTAATGTAGATATAGACCCATCAAATTTTTTATATACTAAAGCGTATGGAGAAGCTCCGTCTAATACTACATTAACTGTAACATATACAATAGGAAACGGAATTTCAGATAATATTGATAGTAATACTATTAAAAAAATTGACTTTATAGAATTTAATGATGATCCAAATGCTACAACATCACAATCAATGATGAATTTTGTAAAGTCTAGCGTTACTATTAATAACGATACTCCAGCGCGGGGAGGAAAGTCTGCAGATTCGTTGCAAGATATAAAAAATAATGCAGCTTCTAATTTTGCTACTCAAAACAGATTAGTAACAAAACAAGATTATATAGTTAGATCATATTCAATGCCTTCTAAATTTGGAAGTGTTGCAAAGTCATATATAGTACCAGATGATCAAATATCACAAAATGATCTAGAAGACACTAGAATACCTAATCCGCTAGCTATGAATTTATATGTTTTAGGTTTTAATTCGTCTAAACAATTAAGCCCATTAAATACAGCTGTGAAAAATAATTTAAAAACATATTTAGATTATTATAGAATTTTAACAGATGCAGTCAATATTAAAGATGCGTTTATTATTAACTTTGGAATTGATTTTGAAATAACAGTATTACCTAATTATAATTCTAATGAAGTTTTATTGAAGTGTATTGATACTTTACAAGTATATTTTAATATTGATAAATGGCAGATAAATCAACCAATTATTAAGTCTGAAGTAATGAATACATTAGCTAATACAGATGGGGTTCAAAGTGTAGTAGGATTAGAATTTAAAAATTTATATGATACTAATCAACGATATTCTGGAAATATTTATGATTTTACTACATCAACAAGACAAGGTATCATTTATCCTAGCTTAGACCCTAGTATCTTTGAATTAAAATTTCCTAAAAAAGATATTAAAGGAAAAGTAACAACATATTAACATGAAAATATTTATATAAAATTATGGCACTAACATTATCAACATCAGGAATAACTAATTCAGAAACAATTCAAGCATCTCATGTATCGCAATCAATTGATGCATTAAAAGGAACTCATGCGTATAATTTAACTCCATCTGGATCATTTACGTTTACAGGAAATACAGTTTTTGCTGGAAAAGTACAAGGAGCAATTTCAAATATAGTTAGTGAAGCGGTTAGATCTGCTAGTACAGTAACTGTAAATATAAATGATAGATCAACTTCTGTATATGTTTTATCAGCTAATGCTGATGGGAATCAGGGATCGAATCAAATTTCATATCAATTACCTAGACCAACCAGTACTACTCCTGGAACTACATATAGAATTATAATTGGACAAATAGGAGCTAGCGCTACAAGTCCTGATGCATTATCAAGACCATTTTCAATTATAATTGAATCAAGTACTCAAGCATTATTAGGAAGTATTGTTGGTATTAGTAGTGATGCTCAAACTGTGTTACAACGAAGTAATGGTCCTTTTGTTTCTTTAGCAATTGCTTCAGATAGATTAAACACCGGAGATTCTTTTGATTTATTTTGCGACGGATCATATTGGTATGTAACAGGCTTTATAAATTCTCCTAGTGTTAGTTATTCAAATTAATAGAAAAATAAAAAATGTTTAAAATATTATACCCATCTCAGGACACAACTATTTTAGAAGCTTCTAAAACACTTAATGCTGGTTTAGATGAAATTTTAGCAATAGGAAAATCAGATTCTACAGGTGGTACAAATTATTTAAAATCAAGATCATTAGTTAAATTTGATATTACTCAAGTTAACACAGCGTTAACAAAATATAATGTTGCTATTGAAAATTGTAAATTCTTTTTACAATTATATACAACTCATGCAGTTAATTTACCTTCTTCTTATACTATAGAAGGAAAAGTATTAGGGGATGATTGGGATAATGGATTAGGATATGTTAATTCTTCACCAATTATTACAGATGGATGTACTTGGTCGTATCCTAAATCAGGAAGTTATTGGACTTCAGGATCTCAAAACCAAGAAATTGCTGCAGGAAGTAATTTAATAATTAAAGGATTAGGATATGGAGGAAGTTTTCTAGAACAATCTCCTAATTCTGGATTACAATTAGAATTTTCGCAATCATTTACAAGAGTTACAGATTTAGATTCAGCTTCTAGTACTAGAAATACAGATATCTATATGGATGTAACATCTGCAATTAGAATTTGGCAATCAGGATCAAATGGAGTTTCTATACCAAATAATGGATTTTTACTTCAATTTTCTGATACAGACGAAGCATTGGTAAATAAATTTGGATCTATTAAATTTTTTAGTAGAGAAACTCATACCATATATGTTCCCAAATTATTAATGTTATTTGATAAATCATCGTTCTCAACAGGATCTTTATCTGAATTTAATATTGAATCATATAAAATATATACTGATTTACAAAAAGAATATAAAGACACTAGTGTAAATAAAGTTAGAATTTTTGCAAGAGATAGATATCCACAAAAGTCGCCAACAAATTTATTTCCAGAAGAGTCTGTTAAATTTTTACCTACTGGATCATTATATTCAATAAGAGATGCAGGAACAGAAGAAGTTGTAATTCCTTTCAATGAAACATATACTAAAATTAGTTGTGATTCAATTAGTAATTTTATTAGTTTAGATATGACAGGTTTAATGCCAGAACGGTATTATAGATTATGTTTTAAAGTGACATCTGGAATATATGACGAGTTTATAGAAGATGACTTCTATTTTAAAATAGTAAGATAATATGTTAATACATAAATTAAAATTATATCCTAATCAGTCTCAAGGCGGAGCTTATGCAGCTAATTCAGGAGGATCTGGTCCTCAACCAACTGGTAACGGTTATACTCCTGGTGGTGAATATATAGATGGCACAGGAGCTGATTATGTAGGAGCATGGCATTCACATTCAAATGGTGTTATTACAAAAGGAACAATTCAATCTCATACTAATATTTCTAATGAAGATGTATTATTTCCAATTAATACATCTACTCCAAATGCGCCTGATCCATACTCTCTACCACCTAGTACTAATTCAGCAACAGTCGCAACTAATAATTCTATACAAGGAAATTCTGGAATACAACTAGCAACTCCAAATACTTCTGGAATACAACTAGCAACTCCAAATACTTCTGGTCCTTCTGGAGCAGGAAGAACAGGAACAAATACTCCTAGTAATTCTGGACCATTGTTTTTACCCGTACAATTTGTTCCAACTGGATCTGTAACGTCAAATGCTATTTATCAGCAACCGCCATTTATAGCTACTAATATTCAAGAAGAATATATACAAAATGGAATAACATTTAAATCTAATGATTCTTTAGTAAACAATAGAAATTCCGCCGGAAATTTAGTATTCGAAGAAAATTCACAAAATAATCAAAATTTATTAATAGACTCAGCAATTGAAACATATACCAATAAATCGTTTATTGAAGCAGTTAATACACAATTTAATTATTTTAAATTTCCAGCTAAAATTGGAATTGATTCTACTTTAGATTTATCATTTAACTCTACATTTGATGTAGAAGATACAGGAGTTGATCCAGCAACAAGCTATAATATATTAAATCCTAAAGCATCAGATGGAACTACAATAAATGATTATGCAATAACTAGTACGTCTACTGGGGATGGAATGAGATTAATACCATTTAATAAAACATTAGCCGGTGCACCTATAGACAATGACTTATCTGCTTTTGTATTAACTCCAGAAAAAATAAAATATATTAAAGAATCAAATAAAGCAATAAAAATTACTGCAGCTGCAAGTCATAGACCACAAAGTGATATTAATACAGGATTTGTATTAGGATTAGGAAGAAAAATGCCGTTGGCATATAGATCCTGGCCACAAAACGCCGGGGCATTATATAGTAATAAATTTCCATATGTATCAAAAACTACTTTACAACTAGGTGGAGGTAGCTCACAAGATCATTTTGATACATATGTTTATCTTAGAATAGATTATGTAATCGATCCGGATGATATGGTGCCATATGATCAATATAGTGTTTATAATTGTAGTGGTAATGCAGCTTGGTATTTAAGACAATCTGCTAGATTTCAAATTTCATTAATAGATGATCCAGGACCAACTGGATATGGTAAGGTATAATATAATATGTTAAAACAATATTCAAATATTGATCAAATATTAAATTCAAAAGAATCTTTATCTGCAAAACGATTACCTAATGTAGATTATGAATTATTAGATTATCCAGACTATCGTATAAGTTACGCTCCTGTATTAAATACAACTAGTAATCAAAAAACAGAATTTCATATATATTCAAATAATTCATGGATAACAGGAAATCATTCAATACAATCTAATAATATATCTCCTCAAATTCCAAATGTTACATTTCCTATACCAGTATTAGATATAAATTTATATCATGAATTTGAATCATTAGGAATTACTGGAGGTAATTTTAGGATTGTTTTAAACTTTTTTGAAAATTTAATTGGAAGTTATGATAATCAATATCTAAAAGTATCAGAAATATCTCCGGACCGTACTGAAATAAAGTTATCATTAATTGATAATACAAATCAATCAGCATTAACTCAGTTAGTTAATTTTATTGACGATGTAAATCAGACACAATTAAATGATAATATAATTAATCCAAATGTAACAGAAACATATTTATTAAACTTTAGTCAGAATAATTGTATACAATTTGTTAATAGTGTTGTAGTTGGATCTAATTTATATGTAAAATTATTAAAACCATTACCAGTTGATATTGATTTAAAATTCAAATGTTGGGTAGTACAAGAAAAAAAATTACCATATATTGATACTGTTGAAATAACACCAGAATCATTATTATCAACATTGACAACATTATCTGGTCCTAATTGGCAAGCAAATACAAATGCAGCAAATATTTCTACTGAAACAGATTTAAAATCATGGAATGATTTATTAGGATCATCAATTCAAACATCTCAACAAATAATTGATTCATATTTTTCTGGATCATTATCTGGAATTGATTTAAATATAGATTATTCTGATTTTAATAATTTTATTTTTTATAGTTCTGCAGCAGAACGATTAGCTAATTTCAGATACAAATTAGGATTAATTGAAACATATACATCACAATCTGTAGTTATTTCAAATATTAACAGTGCTGTTAGCACAACTAATGCTAATGATTATACTCAATTAAAAACAAATTTAATTTCTGGATTTGATGAGTTTGAAAATTATCTTTACTATGAGTCATCGTCATTATTATTCACTCATGATCAATATAATTCATATGATGTAACTGTTTCAGAATTAACAGGGAGTTATGTACAACCAGCTCCAAAAAATAATTCTACTAAACCATATTCATTAATGTCTGTTACTAGTAGTAATTTTATTACATGGTATGATTCATTATATACATCAGCTAGTTTATATGATAGTTTTAATACAAATATATTAACCAATGGTATTCCGGAATTTATAAGATTTGATTCTGATAACTCTGATATGAGTGTATTTGTTAATATGTTAGGTCATCATTTTGATATTTTATATACATATATTAGATATCTATCAAAAATATATGATAGAGATGAACATCCAAAAAGAGGAGTTCCAAATCAACTATTATATAATGTAGCAAAACAATTTGGATGGAATTTATCAGAAGGAAGTCAAGGATCTGATTTATGGGAATATTTATTTGGAACTAATGAACAAGGAATTCCAATAACAGGATCATTATCTGTTGGAGATCCTGCAGTTTCGAAACGAGATACAACATATAGTATATGGAGAAGAATTGTTAATAATTTACCATTATTATTGAAATCAAAAGGAACTAAGCGTAGTATACGGGCTATGTTATCATGTTATGGAATACCACAATCGTTAATTTCGATTAATGAATACGGAGGCCCTAGAATTGAAAGAGCTCCTATATATGAAACACAAGAATTTAATTATGCATTAGATTTGATAAATAATGCTGCAGGGACAGTTACTGTAAATTATACAAAACCAATCCAGGCTGTAGAATTAAGATTCCGAACTGATAATGTACTCAAAAATCCTTCGGTACCATCTACCATGAATTTATTTTCAATTGGTGGAAACGATGTTACAATTGATTTTAACAGCGGAACATTAGGTACTATTAGAGTTAATACGACTGCGTCTGGATTAATTGACTGTTTTGATGGAGAATATTTGAATACATTATTAAGATCTGGTTCAAATGGGTCATTGGAAATATTAGCACAAAAATCAAAATATGGAAAAATAATATCTACTGTATCAGCTTCGATAACTGGAAGTTTTCCGGATACTGGACAATTGACTTTAGGTGGAACTACCGGAGGTTCTAGATTATACGGACAATTGCAAGAATTAAGATTTTGGAGTTCTAGTTTAAACATAGCACCATTTTCAAATCATACAAAAGCTCCTGGAGCGTATGATGGTAATGTCGACACATATGAAGAATTAGTAGCAAGATTTCCATTAAATGAAAAAGTTAATCATTCTGTAACGTCTAGTTTACAAGGTGTTGAACCAAACTATTCTAGAATATCTGCTTCGTTTAATAGTTGGTCTACTGCTGAGCCATATAATTCTCAAGAAGAAACATATTATTATGATGCTATTTCTGTAGGAAATGATACTTTAGATGATAATAAAATTAGATTAGAAGATAATAAATTAATAAGTACATTATCTCCGGATAGTAGAGCAGAACAAAGTCAATACGACAAAGCTCCTTTAGATTCAGCAAAGTTAGGAATATTTTATTCTCCGCAGACAATGATTAATGAAGATATTATTGCTCAATTAGGATTTGTAGATTTAGAAGATTATATTGGAGATCCTGCAGATCAAGATTCTAGATCATATCCAGCTTTAGAAAAATTTTCTGAAACATATTGGAAAAAATATTCAGATAAAAATAATATTAATGAATTTTTACGTATATTTAGTTTATTTGATTTATCATTCTTTTCACAAATTGAACAGTTATTACCAGCAAGAGTTGAAAAAATAACTGGATTATTAATACAACCAAATTTATTAGAACGAAGTAAAGATAGTACAAATACAGGATATATTGAAAAGTTTAATGAAACATATAATACTACTTTAATTGTTTCAACTGATACAAAAAATATAACGTCATCATATCATGTTATCGATTCAGATTTAATTATAAACTCTGAAACTGCATCTGTTATAAGTGCAGAAAATATTGATAATTATACTGGATTTTTAACTAGTAGTACTTCATATACATCAACACCATATTCATATGATATAGTTTATCGTTATAATGGTGCATGGGTAACAGGATCAACTCCATATTGGACTTCTGAAGCAACTCTTCCGACTATCACCGGATCAAGAATATCTGAAATATTTAAAACAATGATTAAATCTTCTAGTATTAGTATGGAAGGATATGGTTCTAGCACATATGGATCTTCTACATATGGTAGTGATGCAAGTTCTGGAGTTATAAGATATTTTAATTTAACTAGTTCATTTGCAGAAGTACAAGATTTTTTACCAATTGGAACTGAGAATCATAGATATAATGGATGTAAATTAATAGGTAAAGATTTTAATATAGAGCCATCTAGATTTACTGGAGATTTTAAAACAGTTGATGGCGGACCTGTAGTAGAATTCACAGATGTTAATTCAAATCAAATAACGATTAGTACTCCAAGTAATGAAGGTAATTTTGTAGTAGAAAAGATACGAGAAAGAAAACAACGAAAGAAAAAACGAAAATCTGGAGAAGAACCAGAAGAGTTTTTTAAGTAAAAAATAACAAAAATTTTATATGATAATATTTATTAAAAATAAAAGGTACATACAATGGGATATTTAAATAATAGTACAATTACAGTAGATGCTATTTTAACTAAAAAAGGAAGAGAGTTATTAGCAGCTGGTAGTTCTGACTTTAATATTACTCAGTTTGCATTAGGCGACGATGAAGTTGATTATGGATTATGGAATATTAATCATCCATTAGGATCAAGTTACTATGGAGTATTGATAGAAAATATGCCATTAGTAGAAGCAATACCTGATGAAACTCAAGCATTAAAATATAAATTAGTTACATTACCAAAACAATCAACAAGAATACCAGTAATAACAGTTGGAAATCCTTCGATTACATTACAGTCGGCTGGAGATACTGCAGTTATAACTCCAAATACAAGTAATTTTGCTTCTGGAAATTCGACTTTTGGATATACTGCTATTTTAGCAGATAATACAATTGCAGACATTAGCGTTGTTCAACCATTAGCTAATCCAGGTACGTTACCAACTACCCCAACATTAATTGGTAATAGCACAGACGCACAAAGTGTTGCAGTAGCAGGATTTGCATTTCAAATTACTGCAAAGAATTTATTAGAAGATAAAACAACGACAGTTAGTATTATCGCAAATGAAACTGGTGGAAGTACTACAGTTAATGTAACTGTTAATAAACAAACAATTGCTAGCAATGTAGCAACTAGTAATGTTAGTTTTTAAAACATAGAGTTAAAAAAATGAAAATAATTGAAAATTTAAAAAAATTACCAAATCAAAAACAAACTGCAGAAAATGCGCCACAAGGAATACAACCAGCAGCCGGACCACCTGCTACAACTACGGTTAATGTTTCTGGGCAGACATATTCTAGATTTAATACTAGTGAAGATGTTGTAAATCAACAAAAAGAATTAGTAACAGCTGGATTATGGAGTGGAGGCACTGGTACATTAACTACATTTTTTACATCTTCTGTACAAACAGTATCACAAAAAAGACATTATATCGATGTTTTAAACGCAGCACCGGATGTTGAAACTAGAGCAACTCAATTTGCGTTAGCATTTGGTCACGCAGAAGGAAGTGGATCTTCTAAATTAGGAACTTTGGAAAGTCCTTCATCTCAAGCAGTATATTCTCAATACAAACAACTATTATTAAATAAAACATCTAATAGGTTTGTTACAGCTGGATCAGGTAGTACTGATTATATTTATGCTGTAAATATTGAAAGAGCTAGACAAAAAGAAAATATAGATTTTGGTAATTGGGAAATTCCATTACAAAATGTAACAGCACATAGTTCAAATGCATCTGGTAGTGTTACAGTTGGAACATCTAGAATTACATTAATAGATGATTCATCTATTATTCCAGGCGGAACGACTACAGAATCTGGAGTTGTATATAATATAGTATCAGGAAGTGTTGATAATGGAGTACATAACTCAACAAATCCTGTTTATTATGGATTATTTTATCCATTGCATGGAGTAATGATTTTAGACGGAAAAATGTTAGATCAACAATTAGGATTTCAAACTAATTTATCTGCATCAAATTCTGCTACTGCCGAAGGAAATAATCATTTTTTATTATTTAACTCAATATCAGGATCAGCTGCTGCTGCTGGTGGAAATGTTGGATTTGAAGCAAGAAATGAGCAAGAAATTACAAGTACTCATTATTTTGTAAGAGTTAAAAATGGAAGTTTTAATTTTTCAAATAATCCATCTTTCGTAACTGGATCTGCAGGAGATTTAAAAAATTCATCATTTGTTGGAAATCCAAAGTCGTATATAACAACGGTTGGATTATATAATGATTCAAATCAATTATTAGCTGTAGCTAAATTAAGTAAGCCGTTATTAAAATCATTTTCTAGAGAAGCGTTATTACGTGTGAAATTAGATTTTTAAAAAACATCATTGAATTTAAGCCCGTTATATTTATATTAAAGATATAACGGGTTTTTACTAGTATGAGCAATCAAAATTCAGACATAACTACATATTACGGTGCCCCACCTACAGTATTAAAAAAGATCGATCCAACTGATTATAAAGTTAATCTATTTGAAGCTAATAAAACTTTTTCATTTACATCTGCTTCTGCTGAATCTAATAATTTTTTACCATTATTAGGAATTTATCAAAAAATATTGCCAAATGTTTCAGCTTCATCATTTACATCTCCATTAAATTCAGATGGATCCTATCAATTTCAAACATATTATTCGATTAATCATTTATTCTATCAATATAAAAATGAACCTACAAAAACGTATGGTCCAACTGATTTAAACAAAATATCAAAATTTTTATATCAATCTGCATCTGTTTTTAGTATACCACAAATTAAATTTGGAGAAGGAATAAAACCTGATTCATTTACTTATGTTTCTAGTTCTGGATTAACATTAAATTCAGATCGATTTGGTAATATATTTGATACCTCAATTAATACTGGATCGTTTCCTTTAAATGAAATATTTTATGAAGGATTCAATGAATATTTTGATTTAACAAAAATTTCATATACAAATTATAATAATTTAAAATTTGAAAATGGTGTATCTACAACTACGGGTCAACAATTACCAATTGGATTATCAGCTAGATTTACAGGATCTAGTTATATTGAAACAAATTTAAATGGATATTATGATAGAGATCATGATTATTCTATATCATTTTATATAAAACCAAATTCTTCACAATTTGGAAATGGACAATTAATATTAGGTAAAACAACAATTGTTAGTAGTCAACAATATCCATTTAAAATCGAATTATCAGGATCTGGTAATTTAAAATTTACAACACAAGGATCTGAAAATTTAATTGCATCTATAACTTCGTCTGTTATTAGTACAAGTGATTGGAGTCATGTTATATGTCAAAAAACTGGAAGTAATTTAGAATTATTTACAAACACGGTAAAAAATAGTTCTGGGAGTTTTAATTTTATAAATACCCCTATTGATATATTAACTACATCGTCTGTTTATATTAATAATGACAATAACTTGTCAATTGGCGGATATCAAGTTGATAATTCCATAGGAGATTCTAAATATTTAAATGCTGATCTAGATGAAATTAGAATTTATAATAAATCATTAACACAAGATCAAGTAAATTCATTAGGTAATCGAACAGAAGTTTCAAAACAAATATTACAAACAAATCGTGTTGGTAATGTATTTGATAAATCTGGATTTTTTATAATTTCTAGTCCTAATTATCGATATAAAGACTTAATTAATTCAGATTATACTATAACATATAAAAGTACTGTTAGAAGATATGAACATTCTGTATTTTTAACAATAGATCAAGGCGATTTTAATGCAACTTTAAATCCAACTACTTTATTAGATGATAATATTAATATGAAATCATTTGCTACTAGTAGTTTATTTAATCCATATATAACTACTATAGGATTGTATAATGATAAAGGACAGTTGTTAATGATTGGTAAAACTGGTACTCCTATAAAAAATAGAAATGACATTGATTTAAACTTTCAATTGAAAATAGATTTAGATAAACCTCGAGGAATTTTATAATGTTAAAATTAAAAAATATATTAAATGAAATTTCAGAAGACGAAGCTACACGTTTATTAAGTAAAATTAAAAATAAAGAATTAACATTCCTAGGTAGTGGAGATAATGGAAAGGTATATTCTATTAATGGCGAAGATTTATTATTTAAGATTACAACTGAACCGGAAGAATTAGCAATTGCTGATGTTATTGTAGGAAGACCAAATGAATTTGATGCATTTATACCAGTATATTATTCTGACTCACAAAAACGTATGTATATAATGAATCGAGCTAGTGAATTACCTAATAATTTAAAATCAGAATTAGATAGATATTATGAAGATTATAAAGAATTTGCTAGAAGTCAAGGTTTAGAAACTAGTATATTTGATTATTTAAATACAGAAGCTTCTAGAAAATATAATCCTAGGATTATTACATTTTTACGAGCATTAGAACAACAAGTTAAAAAAACCGGAATAGGCGACATAGAATACTCGTTAGATTTCAGGCCTGAAAATATTATGTCTTGGAATGGTAATCTAGTTATGATAGACTGGTAAAGGAAAGTTATGAAGAATCATTGGCACTCTAATAATAAACAACGCCAAGCAGCGTATAAATATGGATATCGTTCTGGATTAGAACTAAAGGTTGCAGATCAAATTAAAGAAGCAAAATATCCTGTAAATTATGAAACTGAAACATTAAAATATATTGTTCCGCAAAAAAATTCAAAATATACACCAGATTTTATTTTTACTAAAAAAGATGGTAAAACGATGTATATTGAAACAAAAGGACGTTGGACTAGTACTGATAGACAAAAAATGAAAAATATATTAGCTTCAAATCCAGATATTGATTTAAGAATAATATTTCAAAATCCTAATCAAAAAATTTCAAAAGGATCTAAAACAACATATGAAGCATATGCTATGAAAATTGGTATCGTATATGTTGCAAAAAAAGATATACCATTAGAATGGTTAAATGAGTGTTGTAAAATAGATGAAGCACCAAAAAAAATAAAAATTTTAAATGATTGGTTGGATAATTGAAAAATAATCATTATTTTCTTTATGTAAGTTAATAAAAGATGAAATCGTTTAATATAATGTATATTATTAAATGATGATTCGTTAGACCGATTATATTGTGTCTAACCTATATAATATAATAACCAATCCTTTTGATCTTTCAGTAAATTTTATTATAATAAATTATATGAAGAACCTAAAATTACTTCAATTATTAGAATCTGTATTAGGTAAAGGTAAACAAACTTCTGGAAATAATATTGCATTTTTTTCACCATTTGTATCTCATTATAAACCTAAATTAGAAATTGACTTAAATACAACATCTGAAGGACAAAATGCATGGCATTGTTGGATATCTGATAAAAAAGGTAGATCTATACATTCGTTATTTAAACAGTTAAAATTATCAAAAGAAAAATTTGATAAACTTAGTCGTATAATAGAAGTAACTAAATATAGAAATAATTCTGTAGAAAAAATTGAATATTCATTAGAATTACCAACTGAATATCAACCATTATGGATAAAAAAGAATACTCCAGATTATCGTAATGCAATACATTATTTAAAAAATCGTGGAATAAATATATTTGATATTATACGATATAGAATAGGATATGCTGATGCTGGTCAATATTCTGGAAAAATAATAATTCCTAGTTATGATATAAATGGTCAATTGAATTATTTTGTTTCTCGAGCATATTATATAAATGATCCTCATAAACATAAAAATCCTCAAATATCAAAAGACATAATTGGTTTTGAAATGTTAATTAATTGGAATGAGCCAATTGTATTATGTGAAGGGGCCTTTGATGCTATTACAATTAAAAGAAACGCTATACCATTATTTGGAAAACTTATACAACCTACACTTCAAAAGAAAATTATACAAGAGCATGTAACTGATATATACATATGTTTAGATCCAGACGCTATAACAAATGCAATTAATATTGCAGAAAAATTTATGGCCGAAGGATTAAATGTTTATTTTATCGAATTAAATGACTTAGACCCTAATGAATTAGGATATAAAAAAATTACAGAACAAATTCAAGACACATATAAATTCTCTTTCGAACGAATGATGGAATTAAAAATGAATACATTATGGAAATAACCCAACTTAAAAGTAATATTAATAGTGTTGATAAAATATTTCATATTTCTGATATACATATTCGTACATTAAAACGACATAAAGAATATCAAGAAGTATTTGATACATTATTTTTACATATTGCTCAACATGCAACCGACTCAAGTATTTGTGTAATAACTGGAGATATAGTACATTCAAAATTAGATATGTCTCCAGAATTAATTAATATGTTAACAAAGTTTTTTAATGGATTTCATATACCTACAATTGTTATATTAGGTAATCATGATATGAATTTAAATAATTTATATAGATTAGATGCAATATCTCCAATACTAGATGTTATTAATAATGATAATATTCATTTTATTAAAGAAAATGGATTGTTTAGTTTTGCAAATGTTGTATTTAATCATATGGCAGTAGATGTTGCTCCAAAAGATTATATTCAAGCAAAAGACTTTGATGCTCATTACAAAATAGCTTTACATCACGGAGCTGTACATAATGCTAAAACTGATATAGGATTTCAAATTTCAAATGAACATGTTACTACTGATTTATTTGAAGGACATGACTTAACATTACTAGGCGATATACATAAGCCTGCACAGTTTTTAAACAACGAAAAAACTATTGGATATCCTGGATCACTAATACAACAAAACCACGGAGAAGCACTTGATCATGGCATATTAGTATGGGATCTTCCAGATCGTACATCAGAATTCATAGAAATACAAAATGATTATGGATATGTTACTTTTGAAGTAGAAAATGCAAAAATTAAAAAATCTCCACATAGAGTACCTGCAAAACCTAGAGTCAGAATTAAATTTACTGATACAGATGCATCTGATATTAAAAAATTAATAGCAACTATACGTAAAAAATATAAAGTTCAAGACGTATCGATACAACGTACTGCAAATCATATTGAAAGTAATAAAAATGGATCTATTGCAATAGGTAATGTTCGAGATGTAGAACATCAAAATAACTTAATAACAAATTTTATAAACGAAAATTATCCAGATGCAAATAAAAAAGAATTAGATGCAATTAGGCATATTAATAGAACTATAAATTCTAAACTACCGGTTTTAGAATCAGTTAGAAATGTAACATGGTATCCAGTTTCTTTTGAGTTTGATAATATGTTTTCATATGGAGAGAAAAATAAAGTAGATTTTTCTAAATTATCTGATGTTATAGGATTATTTGCTGCAAATGCATCTGGTAAATCATCTTTATTAGATGCTATAATATATACAATATTTGATAAATGTAGTAAAACAAGTAAATCAAAAGAAGTTTTAAATAATAAAAAATCTGGATTTAAAGGTATCTTTAAATTTAAGTTAAATGATAAATTATATACAATTGAAAGAGAAGGAGTAACATTAAAACATGGTCATGTTAAAGTTAATGTTAACTTTTATAACGAAGATGCAAATTTAAATGGTGAAGAAAGAAGTGATACAAATAAAAGTATAAGACGATATTTAGGAACATATGATGATTTTATTTTAACTGCATTTTCATTACAAGCTGATAATAATAATTTTATAGAAAAATCACAAAGAGAAAGAAAAGATTTATTGTCACAATTTTTAGACACTACAGTGTTTGAACAATTATATCATTTAGCATCAGAAGAAATAAAAGAAACAGCTGGAAAATTAAAAGCATATAAAAAAATAGATTTTGGTTCTATTATAAAAGAGTCTGATGATATTATTATTGAAAATCAAGATACTATAATAGAATTAGAAAAAAATGATAATGATTTACAAAATTCTAGAAATAATATACAAAATCAAATTGTTGAATTAATTGAATCAAAACAACCAATGTCATATGATGGACCAGATATTTCTGATTTAGAAAAAACAGAAAATCAATTAATTGATAATATAGAAAATATAGAAATATCTATAGAAGAATTAGAAGAAAAAATTGATTTGTTAAATGAAGAATCATTTGAATCAATATCCATCGACCAATTAAATTTACAAAAAAATAAAAAAGAAATATTAAATAAAGATATAAAAATTGTAACAAAAGAGCTTACACAATTAGAACAACTAATTAAAATACAGCAACAAAAAATAGATCATCTATTAACACATGAATATGATCATACATGTAAATATTGTATTTCTAATATATTTGTTAAAGAAGCAGAAGAAGCAAAAATAGAATTACCAAAAAATAAAAAATTAGCAGATATTGCATTTACAAAACAATTTGACTTACAAACAAATCGTGATATAATTCAAGATACAATTTTAAAATATCAAGAACAAATAGACTTATCTAATAAATTAGAAAAATTTGAATTGCAATTACAAGTACTAGAAAGTGATTTACAAACAAAAGAATCTGAATTAGAAACAACTAATGAGCGTCAAGAATTATTTAAAAAGAATGAAACTGCTATTATTCATAATAAATCTATAGATGAAAAAATTAAAATAAAAAAGAATTTAATAACTGATATTGTAAATACTTTAAAAACTATTACTAATAAAGTTAAATCAAATCATGGTGAAATAGAAGTTGCAAAAACTAAAAAGAAAACAGCTTTAGAACAATTAGAAACATATAAACAATTAGAAACTGAATATAAAGCATATGAATATTATTTACAGTCTGTAAAAAGAGATGGTGTTCCATATGAATTAATTAAAAAAGCACTGCCTAAAATAGAAACTGAAATAAATAATGTTTTAGATCAAGTTGTTGATTTTAATATGGTATTAAATACAGATGGTAGAAATATTAATGGCTATATAATATATGATGAAGATAATTTCTGGCCATTAGAATTAACATCTGGAATGGAAAGATTTATTTCTTCGTTAGCAATCCGTGTAGCATTAATTAACGTATCAGCTTTACCTAGACCTAATTTTATTGCAATTGATGAAGGATGGGGTAGTTTAGATAGAGAACATATTTCTTCTGTAACAAATTTGTTTGAATATTTTAGATCAAAATTTGATTTTTCTATTATTATATCACATGTTGAATCAATGAGAGATATGGTAGACAACTTAATTGAAGTTAATAAAATTGAAAATTTCAGTCATATTCAACATGTATGATATTTATAAAAAAGAAACTTCATGAATGGCTCGAAAACTTGCAACATATAAAGGGTATGATACTTTAAATACTTATTATACTGATACATCATTATTATCTCCGGATATTTTTGATATTAGTTTTTTTCCAAATACATTAACAGTAGGTAAGAATTTAATTAAGTTTCGTGGAAATTCTAACTCTTTAAAAGTAGGATCTATAATTGATATTGAAATTTTAGATTCAAACGGGGACACTATATATTCTGAATTTATAGATTATATAGACGATGATGGAGCAAGAGTTATATCAATTTTCATATATGAAGATACTGCGCCTGGAGACGCAACAGTATTTCTTGTAACAGAAATAACTAAAATTAATAATCAATTAGTTCCTAATATTTTTAAAAATCAATTAAATGCAAAATGGTCAAGAACTATACCAGTTAATCCATTAGACTTAAATACATCTACAATTATTTTTAATAACACTCCAAAAGTTACTATTTCTGAAAATGTAGGAGTTCAATTAAATAGAACATATAACAACGGACAATTTCCAATATATAATACCGGACAGATAAGTTTTATATCACAAAATAATCAACCAACTGCAATATTAACAGGAGGTAAATTTATTGGCGATATGATAAACGGTACATTGTCAGTACCAAATCCAATTAATCCATTACCTACAATTGATATTAATGCTAATTCAACTGTATATACTAGTACTATTAGTAAAGTTTTAAATGATACTACATTACAATTAGATTTTCCATATCAGGTTTTTGATACACAAAGTAATTTTTCACATACATTTAATAGTTTTGATAATTCAACATATCAAATTGAGTACGAAGCATCCCCTCAATATACTCCAACACAAAATTCTGAATCGTTTGCATTAATACAAATTTCTGACTTAGAACCTAACACAGGAGATATTTCTAGAATTAAAGTGTATTTAAATTCTGCAGGAACTGTAGGAACATTTGAGCAAGTTAATGATATATTACTACCAAATACTGAAATATTTATTGATTCAACATCATCATTGACTCCTGATAAATCTATAGGAATATTTGAAACTCAAAGTATTATTAATACATATTGGGAAGGACATTCATACCAAGGTAATACAGAAATAGCAGCACCTACATTAACTTGGACAACAAGTTCAATAAATAATGCAACTGCAATTACAGGAATATTAGATTTATCAAATTCAAATAACGTATATGCATTTCAATTAAAAGACCAATTTTCTGGTATTTTTGTAAGTCAATCAATGTATACAGTAACATTAGATGCATTTGCACAACGTGGATCTGATAATTTAAATCCTATATTATCAATTTATGCATCTGGATCAGCATTTACATTTGATACAACAGATAATTTCAATCAATCATTACCAAAAAAATTAGGTAAAAAGATTGGTGAAATAGAGTGTTTAGGTAATTCAAAAAGATATGATGATATAACATTTGAATTTAATTCTGATCAATCTGGCAAGGGAGTATTATTATTTGTAATTGAATCAGGAAATTGGCAAATTTCTGATATTAGAACATTAACTGATGCAGAATATGGATATACTCCAAATTATACAAGATTTAGAACAGAAATACCAACTAAAATTAAATCTGGCAATCAATTATCTTTTAAAATTGAATATTATAATCGATTAGGAGATAAATCAAATACTGTTAATTTTGTTAGAAATTTAAATTTTGAAGGTGGTAACAGATATATAGACGGCGGATTTTCAATGCTAACTGGATCTTTATTTGTTGCTAATACATTATCATCAGGTGTAGAAATTGCCGGTTTGAAAAATACAGGATATGTTAGATCTCTAGGGTATAACGGATTTAATCAAGCCCTAGGAACCGGTTCAGGAGGATTCTTATTGTTTTCCGGATCCGCATTACCATATCAAACTGAAACTACATATCAAGGTGTAGGATTAGAAATGGTATCTAATGCAAATAATTATTTTAGATATAGAACAACTCCTAGTATTTTAGATATACACACAGAAACATTTTTCTTAGGTAATCCATCTACTCAATTCGTAAGCGGATCATCTGGTCAATTGGAAATATCATCTTCTGGATATCATATACAAGCAAATGGAGATATAACAGCTTCTAGATTTTTAATGGATGGCGGAACTATAACAGATAACGTAACAATACTAGGATCATTATCTGCAAATAGTATTTTAACTCCTGCTACAATTAATGGATCGCCGTCAACACCAGCAAATGCATCTTCTTCAATTAGTACAGATGGATTCGCAATATTTAAATCAGCTTCAATAGCAGGATTTACAATAACAGACGGAGAAATAATTTCTGCAGGTGCAGCAGAAGCATCGTCTAGTATAACAAATACAAATGTTAGCTTAACTAATTTTACTTTAACAGGCGGTATAGGAATAAATAATCCGGCGATATCATTACAAACATATTCTGGATCTCCAACCAATGGATATGTCTTCTCCGGATACATTTCAAATGCAGGAGCTTCATTTAAAATAGGAGCAACATCATATGAAGTAGCACCTGCAACATATACAGTTGGAGCTGGAACAATAACTTTAACGGGGGCATATCAAACTGGAGATCCATTTGGAGAAGGCTCACAAGGAAATTTTAGTTTTTACCAAACAGATGCTCCATCTAACACAACATTTTTATCTGGATCAACAACAAATTTTCCAGCAATAGAATCTCCTATAGTATTAAAAGCATTAGGAGAAATAACTGCTAGCGCAGGAAAAATAGGAGGATTTCAAATTGGAACTTCATCACTTTCAACTGCAGGAGTAGAGATTAATGATTCTTCACAAAACTCATTTATTAGTTCTAGCAATTTCAATGTTAAACATACTGGTATAATGACTGCAAGTAATGCATTATTTGAAGGAGTTGCATTAGCAAATATTATTAGAGATAAAGCAGTAGTTATAACTGCAGCTAATTCTTCTTCATATTTACAGTTTAATCCTCAAGTTGGTACTCCTCCTAGCGCTACAACAGCAGCTTTTTATAATATAGTATTAGATGGCTCTTTGGGAGGAGAAAAAGTTAGGAGAGCATTAATAGGATGTCCATTAAAAACAATAAGTAGCGGCGGAGGTCCGCCTACTACATATACTGTTGCTATAGCAGGAGTCAAACTACCAGATATTGGATCAACCACTTCTTTAGAATGTATAATAGAAATTTCTGGTTCTGGGATTGCTTTTCGAAATGATGTAGGACCATTTGCAGCTGGATTTTTAACATGATTATAATAGAAAGAAATATTTTATGGGATTAACAAGCTACGTAACAATTGATGACGGCACTGTCTTAAAAGCAACTCCAATTAATGGTAATCCTAATGCAATTGGAATCGTAACAGGCACTCAAGAACCATTTACTAAAACATTTAAAGATGGAATAACTGTAGAAGGTTCGTTAGGAACAGATATAAATTTAAAAAGTAATGTTCATATAAGTGGGAGTATCACATATCAAAATATTAACCGATATAGTGGAGGAACTACTACAATTGGTTCTAATTTAAGTTCAAATCAATCAATATATTTATTATCTCCAACTAGTGGTACAGTTACTATTGCTTTACCATATTTAGGAGGAGCAAGTACTAACTATGATTCCCAATTAATAATAATAAAAAAACTAACCAGTACTGGTACTGTATCAATTAATCCAGCTGGTCCAACAACAGTAGACGGATCTACCAGTATGTCAGCAACAGCACAATATTCATTTATACAATTATTACAAGATGGTCCTTCTAATAGTTGGATTGTAATTGCAAACAATGGATTTTCATAACAAACATATTTATATAAAATGAATAACGTAACAGTATTATTTCCAGGAGGCTTCAAGCCAATAACCGGAGCACATATGGCTCTTGCTCAAAGATACGCTCAAAATCCTAGTGTTGACAAAGTTATCATGTTAATAGGTCCTAAAGAGCGAGACGGTATAACAAGAAATACAAGTATTAAAATGTTTAATTTGTTAAATAGAAACAATAATATTGAAATACAATCAACAGATTTTAATTCGCCTATTATGGCTGCATATGAATATCTATTTTCATTACCAGAAAACGCTCAAGGTCAATTTGCATTAGCTGCATCAGAAAAAGATGAAGATTATGTTCGAGTAAAAACATTTCTACCAAATGTAGATAAGTATAAATTAACTGGTGATAGAAAAGGAAGAAAAATCCCAGTTGGTATTGATGCAGTTGAATTAACAGTTTCTGTAGACCCTTTAAAATATGATGATGGTAATGCAATATCAGCATCTGCCGTAAGAGCAGCCTTAAATGCAGATGCATATAGTAAATTTAAAGAAAGTTATCCTGGATATGATGAATCTATTATAAAAAATATTTGGCAAATGCTTGGCGGAGCTCCAACATATGGAGATGTAATGGGATCTGAAATTAAAAAAAGCATTAAAGACATTGAAGATGGTGATGTAATATTATTAGACAATGGTAATAAGTTTAAGGTAGATTATATAGATCCATGGAGTGCCGGCGGTAGAATAATTAACGGTACAGATCTTGAAACAGGTAAAAAAGGAAAGTTAAAAATTAAGTTCTTAACACCAAGAGGGAATACAGGCCTCGCAGATGATACCATGTTAACAGTATTAAAAGAATCATTAACTATGAAAGAATGGTTCTTGCAAGAATTTGAAAATAATGCAAATGAAATAGCAGAACAAATGGGAGTTGGATATATGACTCCAAAGGGAGCTGTAGCACATCAAAAGAAAATTAAAAAACTTAGAAAATTTCTTGACAAGAAAAATGATCGTGGATTTACATATGATTTTGATGAATATCCGAAAACTGTATTTGGAACAAAATATTTAAATGAAGGTGGATTAGCTGGTCATATGTCACATCCATTTGATATGAATAGATCACAATCATTAACATTTGCAGATTTCAAAGAAATGATCGCACGTGGATTACAAGGTAGATTAGATATTGAAAACACCGTTACTGAAAAAACAGATGGACAAAATATTTTTATGACTTTTAAAGACGGAGCAGTTAAATTTGCTAGAAATGGCGGAGAACGTGTAAATCCATTAACTGTTAAAGAATTACAAGCAAAGTTTGCAGGAAGAGGTAATATATCAGACGCATTTGGAGAAGCCGGAACAGATTTAGCAGCTGCTTTTGCAAAAGTAGGATTAGAAAAATTACAAAGTATTTTTCAAAATGGCAAGGTATTTGCTAATATGGAAATTATATATCCGCCAACAAAAAATGTTATATCATATGAAGCAGCATATTTGCAATTTCATAATCTTGTAGAATTTGATGAAAAAGGAAAAATTGTACAAACTGATTTAACCGGTGGTGCTGTTGTACAAAAAGCTGTAACAGACGCAAACTCAGATTTACAAAATACATTTAATTTAATTCCACCTCAAAAAATTAAATTAGGCCAAATTGAAAATTTTCAAGACTATCAAGATGCATTATTCAATGAATTAAATCAACTACGTGACAAATATAATCTAAAAGACACAGATACAGTTTCAGAGTATCACAAATCATGGTGGAGAGATATTATACGAGCTAAAGCAAATGAGTTTAATTATAATATACCTAACGAAGTAATAGATATATTAATGAATAGATGGGCATATAATATTAAATCACCTAACGTCTCTGCAGTAGCTAAAATGATAGACAATGCAGAGTTTGTAGAATGGATGAGAGGGTTTGATAAAAAAGACTTTAAAAAATATATAAAAGACAATATACAGCCATTTGAATCAATATTCTTAAAATTAGGTGCAGAAATAATGAAGAATGTATCTAATTTTTTAGCACCGAATCCTGCAAAAGCTGTACAAGATATTAGAAAAGAAATTGCACAAATAATTCGCACATTGAGATCTACTAATGATATATCAAAAATGGAATTACTAAAAACTCAATTGGATAAAATTAAAAGATTAGGCGGATTCGAAAAAATAGTTCCGGTAGAAGGAATTGTATTTGTATATGGAGGTAATACATATAAACTAACTGGAGCATTTGCTCCGCTAAACCAAATATTAGGAACATTAAAGTATTCTAGATAATATTTATATAAAAGAAAATAACAGGACATAATAATATGGCAAAGTATAAACAACCAAAAAATGATAAGTATAAATCCAGAAAAGATTTAAAAGATTATACAATTGATAAAGATGTTGAAGGAATGGTACCAAATGCATCTGGAGAACCAATGCCTGAAGTTCCTAGAAAAGACGATAAAGAAGTTATTGACGATGTTGAAAACATGGTACCTAAAGTAAAAGATTCTGATAAAATATATATTACTAAAGAATTGCAAGACGGTGATCCTAAAATGCCATCTAATGCATTAAAAACATTAGTTAAAAATCAAGAAGAAGATGCAAAAGAATTAATTGATACATTATCAAAAAAGGATGGTGGCTATATGACACAAATAGAAAAATTAACAAAAGAACAAAAAGAAAAGCTAGTTAAAGAAATTGTAAAAAGAAAAGTTTCAAAATTTTTATCTGAGCAAGCTTTAAACACATTAAAAAATGAGCAAGATAAACAAACAGAGCCAGCAGACGAAGAACCAATAGAAGAACCCGTTGCTGATACTCCAGAACCTACTCCTGCTCCAGAAGCACCTGCAGAACCAGCTGATGCACCAGAAGCTCCAGTAGAACCAGAAGAAGCACCAGAACCAGAAGAGGCACCAGAACCAGAAGAGGAACCAATTCCAAATCCAGAAGGTGGAGAAGATGCCGAAAAACCTAATACAGGAGGAGATCCTAGAGTTTCTAAATTTATTGAAGCAATGGAACAAAAAGGCGGAACTTTAGCACAAGTTACATTAATGATGAAAACTATGAATCAATTTTTAGGCGAAAAAGAACCAAAAAATAAAATACAATTTTTAGCATTCATGAAAAAATTAGTTGATAAATCTTTACAAAAGATGGATCCTAAAGATTTATAATACAATAATTAAAATTTAATTTATGGCAAAGAAGTTACAAAACGTTAAAGCCGTCCAAAAGATGTTGGATGGTACCCATGCTTTTCAAACAAAACGAACTCACGGATTTTCAGACGCAAAACAAAAAGCTGAAAAAAATAAAAAACGTGAAATTGGAGAAATTTGGGAAGAAGAAATAAATGGTACTATATATACTATAGAACAACAAAATGGATTTCGTGTAAAAAAACCAAAAAACTCAGTAGCTAACGAGATACGAGATTATCTTAAATCATATCCAAATTGTCAAAAAACCTGTTGTAAAACAGAATTTGGCGCAGTTGATGAAAAAATGAGAGTTATTCATGGAATGTGTCTTGATTGTGTTATTGACATGGAACATGAATTAAAAAAACAAGGTAAATACGAAGAGTACGAGCGCAAAAAAATGACTGAAAATGCAATGTCTTGGTTAAAAAGAGCAGAACAAGATATTGAAATATTAAAAAAAGCATATACAGAAGCTTCGAGTAATGTAATGAATGCAGATGGATTATTAGAACATTGGTCAGCTAAAATGACCCAAGAAGAGTTTGATGAAAAAATACAAAACGGATTTAATGAATTTAAAGAAAAATTTTTAAATAATATAAACACAAAGGAAAAAAATGATTAAGAAATATTGGAAATTAATAGCAGGAGCAATTGCTGGAATATTTGGTTTACTTTTTATATTTGGAAAAAAGTCTAACAACAAAAAAGCTATAGCTGCAAAAAAGAAAATTGATACGAATAATGTAGAGATTAATAAATTAGATGGTAAAGTTGAAGAAATTAAAAAACAAAAAGCTGTTGCAAAGAAAAAAGTAACAACCACAAAGAAACAATTGGAAGCAACAAAAACTAAAAAATCTGCTCCTAAAAAATCAGCACCAAAAAAATCAGTAAAATCTGCTAAGGCAAATATTAAAAAGAAAATTAGGAAATGAAACATATTTTTATTATAATATTATTATGGCCATTAGTTAATTTTAGCCAAATGCCAGATACTTGTTTTACTGAAAATGAAATTATCGAAATTTCAGAAACATTGGATTCATTATATTATTTAGATTCAATTAACACTGAAATTATTTCACAACAAGAAGCATTAATATCTGAATTAGAAAGTATAATAATATTAGATTCTGTTGAAATAATGTATATAAATCATAAATCAAAATTATTAAATGATAATATTGAATTATATATCGAACGTGAAAAATATTTAAAACCTAAATGGTATGATAATAAATTTATATGGTTTAGTAGCGGAATATTAACAGCGGTATTAACAGGAAAGATGATAGTCGAAGTAGTACAATAGTGAGTAATAAACAAAATATAAAGCAAATAATACAGGAACAGTTTAAAAAATGTGCTGAAGATCCTGTTTATTTTATGCGTCAATATTGTTATATTCAACATCCTACTAAAGGAAAAATTAAATTTAATTTATTTCCATTTCAAGAAGAATCATTAACTACATTACAGAATAATAGATACAATGTTATTTTAAAATCAAGACAATTAGGTATATCAACACTATCAGCTGGATATGCTTTATGGTCAATGTTATTTAATGAAGATTTCAACGTATTAGTTATTGCCACTACCCAAGATGTAGCTAAAAACTTAGTGAGTAAAGTTCAAATAATGAATGAAAACTTGCCAAGTTGGTTAAAAACAAATATAGTTACAAATAATAAATTATCATTAAAATTTGCAAATGGCTCTCAAATCAAAGCAATATCAAGTGCTTCAACAGGTGCACGATCGGAAGCATTATCACTATTAATAGTTGATGAAGCTGCATTTATTAGAAATATTGAAGAAATATGGGTAGCTTCTCAAGCAACATTATCTACTGGTGGAGGAGCTATAGTATTGTCTACTCCAAATGGTATTGGTAATTGGTTTCATCAAACATGGGCAGATGCTGAAACAGGAGTTAATGGGTTTGAAACAATTAAATTAGATTGGAAATTACATCCAGAGCGTGATCAATTATGGAGAGATGAGCAAACACAATTATTAGGTGAGCGTGGAGCAGCACAAGAATGTGATTGTGATTTTATTTCATCTGGACATACTGTAGTAGATGGATTAATTTTACAAGAGTATGAATCAAAATGTATAGAGCCAATTGAAAAGCGTGGTTATGATAATTCATATTGGATATGGGAGTATCCAGATTATTCAAAAGATTATTTAGTAGTAGCGGATGTTGCTAGGGGAGATGGAGCTGACTGGTCTGCATTTCATGTAATTGAAGTTCAATCAATAAAACAAGTTGCTGAATATAAAGGAAAAATTCCTCCTAAAGACTTTGGCAATATGTTAGTTACCGTTGCAACAGAATGGAATAATGCATTATTAGCTATTGAAAATGCTAATATAGGATGGGCTGCAATACAACCAGCATTAGATAGAAGTTATGAAAATTTATTTTATACATATAAAGACGATGGATATGTAGATTTAGATATACAACTTCGAAAAGGATATGATCAAAAAGATAAATCACAAATGGTACCAGGAGTTTCAACAACGTCAAGAACAAGACCATTAATGATATCAGCATTAGAAATGTATATGCGAGAAAAAAGTCCCGTTATACATTCAAAAAGATTAATACAAGAATTATTTGTTTTCGTTTGGTTAAATAGTAAACCTCAAGCACAAATAGGTTATAACGATGATTTAGTTATGAGTTTTGCAATTGCATTATGGTTACGAGATACTAGTTTAAAATTAAGACAACAAGGAATTGAATTAAATAAACGAGCTTTATCACAATTTCAAAAAACAGATACTACTATATATACTAACAAAGATAAGAATCCTAATGATACTTGGGATTGGAATAATGGTCAAGATAACGAAAATTTAACATGGCTTCTGTAGTTAGTTATATTTATAATAAATTAAAAGAATAGATTATGGCATCATTAAGAAAACGTTTGCAAAGATTATTTAGTACAAATGTAATCGTTAGAAAATATGGTAAAGATAAATTACGAGTTGTTGATACAAATCGATTACAATCAACTGGTAATATAGCACAAAGTAAAATTACTGATCGATATTCAAGATTACATGGAAGTAACAGACATGGATATGGGTCATACGGTTCTGCTTATGGTGGATATGATGCAAATTATTATTCTCAACAAAACAGAAAACAATTATATGTTGATTATGAAATGATGGATAAAGATCCTATTATTTCATCAGCGTTAGATATATATGCAGATGAATCTACATTAGAAGATCAATTTGGAGATATATTAACAATTAAAACAAATAAAACTAATATTCAAAAAATATTATATAATTTATTTTATGATGTATTAAACATAGAATTTAATATGTGGCCATGGGTTCGTAATCTTGCTAAATATGGCGACTTCTTTTTGAAACTAGACGTGTCAGACGAAATTGGAATCATAAACGCAAGACCATTATCAGCATATGAAGTTGAAAGAATGGAAGAATTTAATCAAGAGTCTGGAGAATATAATATTAAATTTCAACATAATCTGTCAGATAATACAGTATATGATGTATTTGAATTAGCACATTTTAGAATGATATCAGATTCTAACTTTTTGCCGTATGGTAGATCAATGTTAGAAGGAGCTAGACAAGAATTTCAAAAATTAATGATGTTAGAAGATGCAATGTTAATTCATAGAATAATGCGTGCACCTGAAAAAAGAGTTTTTAAAATTGATATTGGTAATATTCCGCCAAATGAAGTTGATTCGTTTATGGAACAAATTGTTAATAAAATGAAAAAAGTTCCTTATGTCGACAAAAATACAGGAAATTATAATTTAAAATTTAATTTAAATAACATGTTAGAAGATTATTATCTTCCAGTAAGAGGAGGAAATAGTCAAACACAAATAGATACATTACCAGGAATGACTTTTACTGGTATCGAAGATATTGAATATGTTAAACATAAAATGATGGCTGCTTTAAAAATTCCAAAGCCATTTTTAGGATATGACGAAGGGGTTGAAGGAAAAACTACATTAGCTTCCATGGATATTAGATTTGCTAGAACAATTGAAAGAATTCAAAAAATTATTTGTTCTGAATTATCTAAAATTGCAATAGTTCATTTATATGCACAAGGGTTTGAAGGAGAAGATTTAATTGGTTTCGAATTATCATTAACACCTCCATCAATTATTTATGATCAACAAAAAGTTGCATTAATGAATGAAAAAATTCAATTGGCTGTTGCAATGAAAGATTCTAAATTAGTTTCTGATAAATATGTTTACGAGTATATATTTAATATGTCTGAAGATGAATGGTTAGAAGAAAGAAATAATGTTGTAGAAGATTTAAAATTGAGATTTAGACAAAATCAAATTGAACAAGAAGGAAATGATCCTACCTTAACAGGCATATCATATGGTACACCACACGATTTAGCTTCAATGCATCAAAGCACTGATGACGTTATAGACACTGATAAAGGAGGACGTCCTCCAGAAGGAATAAAATATGGTCAACATGCGAATGAATTAGGATGGGATCCAACTGGTGCAAAATCATTGAAACAAGCTAGCACGTTTCAGCCTCATACAAAAAAACGTACAAAAACTGAAAATGTTGAAATTCTTAAAAAAATTAAACAAAATAGATCTAAAATATTATTTGAAACTAAAAAAGAAACCGATGATACGGGGTCAATGTTGGATGAAAATAATATTTTATAAACATTACTATATTTATATGAAAGAACTTGTGTATTAACATGAAAAACCTTAAACATTCAAAGTATAAAAATACGGCTATTCTTTTTGAAATGTTAGTCAGAAAACTTACATCAGAAACTTTGACTTCTGACAAAACAGTTACTGTTGAAATAATTAAAAAGTATTTTGGTAAAAATACTGCATTATCAAAAGAATTACAATTATATAATGCATTAATAAAAGAAACATTAAAAACAGAAGCTCAAGCTTTAGATTATATAAGAAGTTGCAAAGTTACTCATAGTAAACTTAATAAAGGATTATTACGTAGACAACGTTATAATCTAGTTAAAGAAATTTCAGAAAATTTTGATTTTCAAAAAGTATCAAAAATTAGAATAAATAATTATAAAGAACTAGCTTCTATATATAAATTATTTGAATATAGCGAAGCTGATAATCCAAAGGATTTATTAGAGTCAAAAACTGCTATTGTAGATCATTTATTAGGAAATATAGAACAATCGCTTAAACTAAGTCCATTATTAGAAAAATATAAAGGATATGATACAGATGTTAGAATGTTATCATATAAGTTATTAGTAGATAAATTTAATTCAAAATATTCTGGATTAGATGAAAATCAAAAAAAAGTATTAAATAAATATATTACACACGTTAATGATTCCGAATCAGTAAAACAATATTTTGAAAAAATTATTCCTGGAATTAAAAAAGAACTAAAAGAGCAAGTATCATCAATATCAGATAAAGCAACAAAAATAAAAGTTGATAAATTATCTGAAATGCTTTGTAACGTAGAAACAATTAAAATAATAAAAGAATCTCATGTTTTAACTATATTGAGATATTTTGATTTAATTAAAGAATTAAAACAGGTCAATTCAAAATGAAATCATTTTTAAAAGAAATCGAATCTAAGTTTCAAGAAATAAACGAAAAAGATTGGGATGGCGACGGCGAACAAGAATCTGCTAGCGATGAATATATGGGCGTTAAAGATAAAGCTATAAAAAAAGCAATGAAGAAAGAAAACGCAAAACCAGACTTTTTAGATTTAGACAATGATGGTGACACTGAAGAAGATATGAAAGATGCTGCTGCAGCTAACGAAGCTATTGTAGCAAAAGATGAGATTGAATTAGAAAAATTATCAAAAGACCCAAAATTCAAAGATCAAGATATTAAATTAGCAGAAGCAGATATAGAAGAACAAAATGTAACCGGAGCAATAGCCGGCTATCAGACACCAAATGCATTTTCAACAAAAGCACAAGCAAAAAAGAAAAAGCAAATGAAATATGAGTCTGTACAAAAAGCACTTGACAAAAAATATGAAGCAATGATTGAATCATATTCTAGATTTGCAACAAGTAATCCAAAATCAACTCCATCTCAAACTGTTAATGGCACAATTAAAGAAGTAGCAAAAAAATTACAAGAAATAGAGCAATTAGTTAAATATACATCTAGATTAAAAACAGAATCTGGAATTGCCGGATCATCATATGGAAAGTCTACTCATAATGCATTATCAAAAATTTCTGAACGATTATTAAAAATATCAGAACGAGTAAGAAGTTTAGGAGAATAATATGAGTAAGAATTTATTATTAGAATATATACCATTTAAGCCTATCGGCCCTGTTAATGAGCAAATGGCTTCACAATTTGGAGTTCCTGGCGGATTAGTAGTACAAGGGGTATTACAACGAGCAGGAGCTAAGAATCAAAACGGAAGAGTATATCCTAAACATATATTAGATAGAGAAGCTAAAAAATATCAAAAAGAATATATTGATCAAAATAGAGCATTAGGGGAATTAGATCATCCTGAATCTTCTGTTGTTAATTTAAATAACGTTTCTCATAACATTTTAAAAATGTGGTGGGATAAAGATGATTTAATGGGAGCCGTACAAATATTAGAAACACCAGCTGGAAAAATATTAAAATCATTATTCGATGCTGGTATTACATTAGGAATATCTAGTAGAGGATTAGGCTCAGTAAAAGAATTATATAAAGAATCTGCAGTAGAAGTGCAGGAAGATTTTGAATTAATTTGTTTTGATTTTGTTTCAAATCCTTCAACCCATGGAGCATTTTTAAGACCAATGAATGAATCAGTAAACAAATCAACAAAAGATTATAAAAAAGTAAATGATATTATTACATCAATATTATGTGATAGTGGAAAATGTAGGATTTTACCATGAAATTTAAAGAAATATTAGAAGCATTAGAAAGAGAACCTGTAAAAGTAACAACTGAACAAAAGCGTGAATTTGTAGAAGCTGTAAAAGGATATTCACAATTAGGTGAATCTGTATATGGTAAAGGAGATCTTCAAGAATTATGCGAACGTGTTAAATATATGGTAGAAATGGCTCAGCAAGTAACATTATCAGAAGGAGATTGGTTTGACGGCATTACAGTTAACAGACACATGAAAGGCCTTAATGAATCATATAAAGTTTTTGAGAAAACTGCAAAAGAAATTTCACAGCTACAAGAAAGACTTTCTGCTTCATATGAAGATATTGGACAAGGATTAAATAAATATTTTGATGTAAATTAATTTTGAACTTATAAAATAAATTATTATAATAAAGGAAATAGATGTCAAACATTGATAACATGTATCATCAATATTTTGGAATGAAATCTCAAACTAATGAAGCTGATTTAATTAATAAAATATCAGACTACAAAGGAGGATTTCTTTATAAATTAATTGATCCAGCAACAGCAGGAAATGTAAAAGCTGATATACAAGCATTTTTAAATAAAAAAGGAATGCATGTTATTAAAACTAAATTTGACGATGCATCTGGAAAAGGATTTTTTTATGTTAGATTAGGAGAAGATCCTGCAAAAGAATCTCAACGAATTCAAGGATTCATAAGTCAATTACCAGAAGTAGAAAAATTTAAGTTTACATTACGACCAATACAAAAACAACAAGTTACACCAAATCCTTCAAATGAATAAACAAATAAAACATCACAAATCTATAGTACCAGGCAAATCAAATTCAACTAAAGTTATTAACAAAGATATAAACTTTGCATTAAGACTTTGGAAGAAACAATTAAAATCATCAGATTCAATTGATAAATTAAAATCTTTAAAAGAATTTGAAAAACCTAGTATCACTAAAAGACGACAAAAACAAGCAGCTATATATAAACAAAAAATATCTGATATGTATTCTGACTAATACATTAATGTATTAATATATTTAATAAGGTCCTGATTAAGTTCAGGACCTTTTTACTGTTTTTTAACTTCATCTATATTTATAGTAAATACATTATCTCTATATATAATGTCAATATAATCAATTATTCTATTAAGATTACAAATAATCTTATTTCCAAAATAAAAATTTAAGGAGAACAAGTAATGAACGGGAAATCGGACTTACTAAAAGAAGCAATTGCAGATGCCAAAGCCGTTAAGGAAACAGCATTAGCAAACGCTAAAATAGCTCTTGAAGAAGCTTTTGCTCCTAGAATCGAAGCAATGCTATCAACAAAACTTTCTGAAGATTTATACGAAGACGAAATGGAAGACGACGTCGCAGCTCCAGTAGCTGACGCACCTGTCGAAGAACATGACGTTATGTATGAGCCTGAAGCAGAAGGCGGAGAAGATATGGAAGCACCTGCACCAGAAATGGATGTTGAAATGGATATGGAAATGCCTGCTGAAGAACCAGTAGTTGCAGATGACATGGAAATGGAAGGCATGATGTATGATGTAGATGAAGATCCATCTGATCCTAATAGTAGTGTTGAAGAAGATCTAGAATTAGAAGCAATCATAAGAGAGTTAGAAGAAGATTTAAATGAAGAAGAATTAACTGAAGATGGTCATAATAATGACGCAGCTGATTCTACAGACTCAAAAGGAAATGATTTAATGTCAGAACCAAAAGAAATGAAAAATGAAGAATTCAATATTGATGAAATCATTGAAGAAATTCTTTCGGAAGAAGACAAAGAAGAACCTAAAGAAAAAGTAGAAGAAGGTGAGCATGATGATAAAGAATCTAAAGAAAAAGTAGAAGAAATGACTGAAGAATTAACTGAAGCATATGACACTATTGAATCTTTAAGAGACACTATCAATGAAGTTAATCTTTTAAATGCAAAACTTCTTTACACGAATAAATTATTCAGAAATTTTGAATTATCAGAAAGTCAAAAAATGACAGTTATCGAAAATTTCGATAGAGCTGGTAATACAAGAGAAGTTAAATTAGTATTTAGTACATTAGCAGAAAATTTTACAGTTCCTGTAAAAAAGAGACAAATGGTAAAAGAAGGCTCAGCCTCTAAACCAGTTGAATCAACTGCACCTGTATCTAAATCAATAATCAATGAAGGTAATCAATTAGCTAACAGATGGAAGAAGTTAGCCGGATTACTAGATTAAAAAAGGAAAATAAAAAAATGGAAATTTCATCTTTATTAGAAGATAACAATCCTTCCCAAAGAAATGCAGCTAAAGCAACTGTTAATAAATGGGAAAGAACAGGACTCCTTGAAGGATTAAAAGGAGAAACTGAAAAAGCCGGAATGGCTCAGCTTCTAGAAAACCAGGCTAGACAACTTGTAAAAGAAGCGTCTGCAACTGGTACGACAGAAGGATCAGAAGAATGGGCTGGTGTAGCACTTCCATTGGTAAGAAGAATCTTTGCTGAATTTGCAGCAAAAGAATTTGTTTCTGTACAACCAATGAACTTGCCATCAGGACTAGTATTTTATTTGGATTTCAAATACGGTACTGCACAACCAGGATTCGATGACGATAACGCAGACAGTTTAGCACAAACAGGTGATCCTTTTGGACCACAAAGTGCAGCTGATTCTATGTTTGGTATAACTACTACCGAAAATGACCCATCAGGTGGTCTTTATGGTGCTGGTAGATTTGGATACTCAATCAATGAGATAGCAGTTACTGCTTCAGGTACTATTGGTACTGCAACATCATCATCTGTAAACTATGATTCTGCATATACTGATATATTAGCTGCCAACCCACATACGGTTGTTAGCATACCATTATCATCATTGTCTGGATCAGATACTACTGCAGTAAGATCATTTATTATTGCAACTGGTTCCGGTGGTACTGTTAATCAAGTAAGTGCATTTACAAAAGTAAACGCTGCTAAGACACATGTTGAGTTTGTAATTACTGGTTCAAATAGCTTAAGTCCATCTGCTGGTGATTATATTGTAAAATATAGTGCTCAACCATCTGATATATCTAGAGGAGACTTTGAAGATTCAAATCCTTTCAAAGGTTCTGGTGCTGGTACAGGTATCAATAATGGTACTGATATTGACATTCCAGAAGTTAATTTAGAAATGCAATCAGATCCTATAGTTGCTAAGACTAGAAAACTAAAGGCTGTTTGGACTCCTGAATTTGCTCAAGATTTAAATGCATACCATTCAATTGACGCTGAAGCTGAATTAACTTCAATGTTAAGCGAATATGTATCAATGGAAATTGATCTTGAAATTTTAGATATGTTAATCAATGGTGCAGTAACAACTGAATATTGGTCAGCTGAATCTAATCAATTCTTTTCTCCATCACAAAATAAATTTGTTGGAAAAGATGTAGCCGGTGGCGGATATTATAATACACAAGGAGAGTGGTTCCAAACTTTAGGAACTAAACTTCAAAAAGTATCTAACAAAATTCATCAAAAAACACTTAGAGGTGGTGCTAATTTCTTAGTTACTTCACCTGCTGTTGCAACTATCCTAGAATCAATTCCTGGATTTGCTGCTGACACAGATGGTAACAAAATGGAATTTGCTGCTGGTGTTCAAAAAATTGGTGCAATCAATAATAGATACACAGTATATAAAAACCCTTACATGAAAGAGAACGTAATCCTTATGGGTTATAGAGGAGCACAATTCCTTGAAACTGGTGCAGTTTATTCACCATATGTTCCATTAATCATGACTCCACTAGTATACGATCCTGTTAATTTCACCCCAAGAAAAGGTGTAATGACAAGATATGCTAAGAAAATGGTAAGACCAGAATTCTACGGTAAAGTATATGTTGCTGGATTAAATTCTATTTAATAGTTAAATAACTAATTAAATTTTATTTAAACTAATATCTGGAAGGGATGATTTATTTCATCCCTTTCTTACTGTTTTGATATTTATAATAAAAGAAGTACTATGGCAGCCCCAAGAACAAAATATTCAATACAAGCAAGAATAAAATATAAAGGTAATTTAGTTGACGTTTTAGATAGAATACGAGCTATACGTATGGTATTAATGGTTCATATAGAACAAGATTTAGGCAAAGGATCTGAATTAATAACAATAAAAGTTTTATCTCCATATTCAGCTAAAAAAACGTTTCAAGCAATTCAACAATTAAGTACAAGAAAAATTGAGACATTGGAACAAATGGCATTATTAAATAGTACACTAACAAAATTACAATAAGAAAGAATTATAATGGCAGATTATAGTGTAAGTAAACCAATTTGGCCTGGAAGTTCATCTTTCACAACAGGATCAACACCATTTGGGTTTTTTGATACAGATCCAATGTTCCAAACTCAAGCAGATAGTTTTGCAAATCACGCAGCACAAAACGTTGGATATCCAATTATGGATGTAGAACTACTAGATATAAACTTTTATAATGCATTTGAATCATCTGTGATTGAATATTCAAATCAAGTTAATCAAGTTAATATTGCCAATAACTTATTAAACACATTAGGTATACAAACAGGATCTAATTTTTTAACAGATAACTCTTTTACTGACACATTAATAGGATCATCACTATCATATATTACAAAATTATCAAAAACATATGGTACGGAAGCTGATTCTGGTGGTAATTTAAAATGGTATTCTGCTTCAATTGCAATTAAGCCAGGACAACAAACATATAGTATAAGAACAGCGGTATCAGAAAGTTTAGGAATTATATTATCAAATACTAGTTCAATTGAAATTAAACGGGTTTTACATAATGTTCCTCCAGCTATTATAAGATATTTTGATCCATTTGTAGGAACAGGCTTAGGCTCTCAAAATTTAATGGATGCATTTGACTTTGGAGGATTTTCTCCGTCAGTTAATTTTATGATGATGCCATTACATCAAGATTTATTAAGAATACAAACTATAGAATTTAATGATAGAATTAGAAAATCACATTTTTCTTTTGAAATACATGGTGATGATATAAGATTATATCCAACTCCTGGAACAACTGGAACTGCTGCAAGTCCATTTTATAAAAACGTTTGGTTTGAATTTTTATTTGAAGAAAAGAAAGCTGATGAAGCTATATTATTCGGTAATGCAGCTGCTATGACCGGAGCAGTATCAGACGGATCTAATATTCCATATACATATCAAAAATATTCTCAAATCAATGACGTAGGAAGATCATGGATATTTAGATATGGGTCTGCATTAGTGAAAGAAATGTTAGGATACGTACGAAGTAAATATTCTTCAGTACCAATTCCAAATTCAGAAGTAACATTAAACGGATCAGAATTAGTAACACAAGGTCAATCTGAAAAAGACGCATTAATTACGCAATTACGAGAATTTCTAGACAAACTAACAAAGGAAAGTATGATGACACGACAACAAGCTGAAAATGATGCAATGAATGAAGTTTTGTCAAAGATACCAACTAAAATATACGTAGGATAAAAATGGCATTATTTGGTACTCAACGTGATGCAAAATTTTTAGCATCTATTAATGCAGAATTATTAAATGCAATAGTTGATACTGAAATAGAATTTTATAAATTAATAATCGAAGATTCAAATTCTAATATATACGGCGAATCAGTTAACAAAACATATTTTAATTATATATTAATTCCAGCTTTAATTACTAAAGAAGGAAAAACTTCTGAAATGGACGATTATGGTCACACATATACACGTACCGCTCAATTTGGAATATCTAGAGATATTTTAGAAAAAGCTTCATTTTATCCGGAAGTTGGAGATATTATCAAATGGGATAATGAATTTTATGAATTAGACAATGTAGATGCAAATCAATATTTCGCCGGCAAGAATCCTGACACATGGGCTAATGGTAATAAATTTGGATATAGCGTATCTGTTTTATGTGATGCTCACGTAACAAGACAAACTCCAGCTAATATTAGAAAAATGAAATTTGGTGTAACAGATGATAAACAATCATATAAAGGATTTTAATGTCTAGATTTAAAAATTTTAATATAGATCGAAAACAAGACAAACCAGAATTGCGTAATTCTGAATCTGTTAGAGATGATCAAACATTTGATAGATCTTCACAAATTCGAAGAGATGATGATGTAATTAAAACTCCTAGAAGAACCGTTTACAATATTGACTATGCATTAAAATGGTTTATAGAAAATTCAATACAACCTAAAATAACTGGAGCTGATAACAAATTAATTGATGTTCCTGTAATTTATTCTAATGCAGAAAAGTGGGATAGTGTAAGAAGATTAGGTTATATACGAGATGAAAAAGGAATGTTACAATCTCCATTAATAATATTAAAAAGAAATTCAATACAAGAAAGAGATCAATTAAAAAAGTTAGACGTTAATCGATTTGTACCTGGAAATAGTATTATATATAAACAACAATATAATTCTAGAAATCAATATATTGATCAAATATTCCCTATACCAGCTATACCAAAAGAAAATTCTGCAGAATTATATTCAGTCAATATACCGGAATATATTGATGTAGAATACGATCTTTTAATGTGGACTGATTTTACAACACAAATGAATGAATTAATAGAACAATTAATGCCATATGGCGGATTTGCATGGGGAAATGAATCTAATAAATATCGAACACATATAAGAAATTTAAGTTTCGAAACTGTAAATACAGTAGGAAATGATCGATTAGTTAGATGTACAGCTCCATTAACAGTTAATGGTACATTATTAGGAGAACAAGAATACAGATTATCAACAATACAAAAAAAATATTCTTTAAAACAATTAACATGGGATTTTGTAGTAGATGCAGATGAATTATTTAATACAACCGATTTTGGCTCTTTATTACCAGCAGCTTCTCCCGAATTACCTGTTAGTTCACTAGTAAGAATAACAACCCCTGGAGGTGGCACTCCTATAATAATAAACCCAGATCTTATGGAATATATAACAAAATTAAGAGAAGTAGTAGGCACTGCTCAAAACTCAACAACTGTCACTGTAAATGACACTGCAGGAACTAATCCATCAACATTAACAGTTGCTACAAAAGCAGAGTTTGATATTTATGTTAATGGTCAATATGTAGACAAAGCTTTATATACATGGACGCCGGCGTTAACTAGTCCACAAACAGTTGTTTTTAATACTGGTACAATGGGATATGATTTAGATACCGAAGATATAATTATAATAAATGGCAGATGGTCGTTAATTTAATAATCAAGGAATACTAAAATGGCAAGAAGAATTCGAGGAAAACAATTAGCAAAACATTTGGTATTAACAGGATCATTATCAATATCAGGTTCCGGATCTACATTACCTAATTCAGCATCATTATCAATTGACGGGGGAGTAAACAGAAGTGATTCTGCAACAGATCAAATCTTAGGAAATTTTGATGCTGGAACGTTTCATGATGACCTACCGGCTTCTGGAAATAAACAAGTAATAATTTAATAGTTTTTAATAATAGTTTTATATTTATATTAAATATTCAAAACACAACAAAAGGATTTTAATCAATGTCTCAAATTATTCAGCATCGTAGAGGTAGTTTAGGTAATATCAAATCACTAAATACCAACGGCCCAATACATAGAGGTGAAATATTAGTAGCCACCGGATCTTTATATATATCTTCCGGATCATCTGACTCAGATAATTATCATTTATCCGCATCAATTTTCTTTGGAGGATCATTAACTCCTTCCGGAAATGAATACAAAGCATTAACACAAGTTATAAGTGGTTCTGGATTACCTTCTGTAACAACTGGAACATATGGAAGATCATTGGATGGTATTTTATATATTAATACCGACGATAATAAATTATATAGATTAGTAGCTGAAGTAGATGCAAATCCTGCAACATCTGGAAACTTTACTGGATCTCATCAATTAATATCCGGAGGAGGCGGAGGCGGAGGATCTTCTGATTATCCTTCTATAGGAACACCAGATGATGGAACATATACTGATGGTGTATTTCCATTCACTTCTACCACGACAATTGCAAATGCTATAGATCAAATAAATGAAGTATTAAAAGTAATTGCTCCATCTTCACCACCAAATTATCAAGGATTAAGTTTTGCTGCTAGTGGAACTATCACCGGAAAATTATCTTTTGGTGATAATCATGCTATATCTGGTTACACAAATGTTGGAGACAATATTGGTCAAACATATGGTGGCTCTGATTATGCTAGTATTCAAACAGTTGTATTCGCAACGTCATCAGATGTACCATCTGTTGTTGCATCCGATAACACCGGTGGTTTTAAAGGAATATATGGAGATCCTAGTTCAACTACAGGAACTGTTAATGATATTGCAACAAGATTAGGTAAAGGTAATCCTGCAGTAAGTGCTGGATCAAATGGATCATATGTTCAATATGCAGTAGGTGATGGAAAAATTGGTGTTATGGCATTATATTTAAATGGAGCAAGATTTTTAACAGCTTCACTTTCTGGATCTGATGCAGCAGGTGTAGCTCAAATACAAGATACAACTAGTAATGGTTCTAATTTAACATTATCAGCAACACAAAGTGTATTTTTTAGTGACGGAATAGCAAAACTAGAAGGAGCTGAATATAGAACATTTACATATTCAATTGCCACTGCAGATATGAGAAATGGTCATAACTATCTAACTGTTAGACATGAATTAGCAGGAAGTACAAGAACAGCTACTAAACATGATTGGATTCATGACAATTTTTCAGGAACTATGGCTGCAACAGATAATGCAACTCATCCAATAACATCTTCATTGAGTGCAGCTCAAGGATTTGACACATCCAAAGTTCATTCTGTATCTGGAATTAAATTTTATACTCCAGGATTTGGAGCTAGTCTAGTTCAAGCATATACATCATCATTTACTGGAATATATCAAAATGTATATCCATCAGCAACATCGGCTATTACAATGGGATCAAACAACATGACCATTGATTCTAGTACTAAAAAGATTGAAGGAAGTAAAATATCAACATTAACTGGAGCTTCTGCAAATAAATTTCCAGATTTAGATATAGCAAATCATCCAACTACCACAGAAGATAGTAACATGACAATGTCATTTGCAGCAACTGTCGATATTACAGACACAGGCGTATTTCATGCACCAGGAAGTGGTACTACAAATGCTGCATGTTCATTTGGATTTAGTTCCGCAGTAACTCCATTGATGAGATCTGGTTTAAGTGCTCCATCGATTACAAATGAAAATAGATATTATTATAACTCAATTACATCTGGATCAACTAGCGAAGCTTATATTGAAACATTTAGAGGAGAAATTTATAGACAAGCATATTCTGCTAATAGTATAGGATCAACATCTAATACATGGAATGGAACTACAGATTTATCTAATAGCACAGCAGGAGCGGTCCAAGCAGTACAATTTCAAACTAAACTAATAGATATAAAATCAGCTGGTAATAGTGGTGTTTTCACAACATTCCACGGTCCTTCTGGTCAACCAACATATTCTGCAGGTAATGTAGCTTCTGGAGACAGATCATATGTTAGATATTTTAAAGCTCCATTTGCATCTGGATATAAAGAATTTGCTATAGAATTTGTAGGCTCCGGAAAAATTGTTCCTGACGGATCATCATTATTTCAAGCCGATGATGAATATTTCAAAGTTCAAGTAATGAGAGGAACGACAGCTAATGGTGCTGGGGCTGGTGTAGCCAATGCATGGGCTGATCCAGTAGGAAATGGAACATTTTCTAGACTAAACACTTTAAATACTTCAAATCATTATGTACCATTAGCATCTTCAACTAGTAACATTAGTTATACTGAAAATGTTACTTTATCAGGAGGAACAACTGTACCAACCGGTGTTATTCCATGGAAAGACAACGCCGGCGGAGTTGTATCAGCTAATGATATAATTGGTATTCATATTATATTGCCAGAAGGGTTTACCGGAAATATTGATGCTATAGCATTTAATTATACAAACGTTACATCAGGTAATGATGGTAACAGTGTAACTGTGCCAATATTACAAAATGTTTCATCTGGTAACTTATAAGAGATATTAAATAAAAAATAGGAAAATAAAAAATGGCTAATTCATTTGTAAATGATACATTAACAGAAATTGCAGTAAAGCGATTATCCGGTAAAGCACAAACTAGTACTAGATTAACAATAGAAGGAGAAACAATAGGTTCTACAGTATCAGTTGCAGCATCAACTGTATTTGGAGAAGAAGTACCTAACGATCCGTCAGGAACATTATTTGCATTAACTACAAATGTTGAAAAAGTAAGATTTGAATTATCCCCAATTCCAGATTCATTTTATCAAGCAACAGATGCTGAAACAGGCGAAGGAACTGGAGTAACAACGTATCATGGATATGCATTAAAAATAACTGGTTCATATAATGTAAATTCATCTAATCCAGCTAAAGGTACTGGAGTATTTCAAGATGGATTTCATTTAAGTGGTTCGAGAGGAGCTTTACAAATAGTTCCACCAAATCAATCTTCTTTAAAGGGAGATGCAAATAAATATAATGCAAAAATTTATTCTACAAATGGACCACAAATTGCTGCAGATTCTAGTATTGATTGGTATCTAGATCAATTTGCAGGAATATTATTTATAGAAGATCCTGTTGATTATGGAACTATAGGATCTCCAAATGCTGCTAACCTCGTACCTTATGTAGTAGAATCATATATCTATACTGGTAAAATGGTTAAAACTAGATTAGATGAAGCTAGTCCTAGTACCGGAGGCGGAGGACATTTCCTAGCAACAGGATCAGCAGCAAGTCCCGTATCAGCTTCATTAAATGTTGGAACAGATGATATATTTAAAATATCCAGCGGATCAACAGATCTAGTAACATTATCAACTACTGGTGGCCAAACTAATTTCAATATAAATGGTAATTTAGTAGCTACACAATACATTGTTTCATCTTCTGTATCATTCTTTACACAATCATTCTCTTCTGGATCAACCATATTTGGTGACACATTAGACGATACACATTTATTTACAGGATCATTATTTTTTACTGGTAGTTCAACATATGCAACTATGAGTAACTCCGGATATCATGAAATTGCATATCAAACTTCTAGAGGCGGATTAAAATTTAGTCATGTAATTGATGGGGGATCATTTTAACGAATGTCGACAGGAAACGTAATAAGATTAAGAAGATCCACAACTGCAGGATCAACTCCATTAGTAAGTACGTTACAATCTGGAGAATTATCAATTAATGTATATGACGGAAAATTATTTTTCAAAAGATCAAAAGATGGTAGTGATACAATAGAACAAATATTTACTACAGACACATTTGTTACAGGATCATTACAATTTAAACCTGATAGCGCAGAAACAAATATATTAGAAGTACATGAAAATAATAGTACTTCAGCTTTGATAATAACATCACAAAGTATAATGACATTAAGAAAACAAGAAAGAGCAACACCTAATCCATCTTCTGGAGGAATTATGTATTCCGGTAGTTCATTTTGGGTAGGTTTAGATTGATCTCGTTTTCTTAATATAATGGTATTTATATATAGTATAAAGCATACATAATATAATTAAATAAAAATATAATAAAAATTAAAAACAAAAAGGATTTAAAATGGCAACATGGAAAAAAGTCATTGTCTCTGGTTCAACCGCTGATCTAGCAAATGTACAAAATGCTGGTATTGCTTCTAATCAAGTAGTAGTAGGCGCAGGAGCAGGAGCAAATCAAGTTGGTAAGGCATTAACAGCCGGCCAAATATTAATGGGGAACGCATCAGCTGTCCCAACAGGAACAAGCGTTTCTGGAGATGCAACATTATCAAATGCAGGAGTATTATCTATTGCAAATGATAAAGTAACGTCAACAATGTTATCTGGAAGTATTGCAGATACACCAACAACAGGTGATTTAGTAAAAGTTGGTGCAAATGGAGCATTTACATTCTCTCCAGCAGCATCTACATTATCAGCAGGTAAAGGTATTGTAATACCATCAAATAATAAAATATCAGCTTCGATTGATGATTCAACTATTGATTTTGATGGATCAGAACAATTACAAGTTAAATCTGGTGGTATAACAGCAACTCAACTTGCTGACGATGCAGTAACTGGAGATAAATTATCAAACGCAGTAAGCGGTTCAATTGTATTAAATACAGCGAAAGTATCAAATGCAACTCACACAGGAGATGTAACAGGTGCAACTGCACTTACTATTGCTAACGATGCAGTATCTAACGCAAAATTAGCTAACATGACTCAAGGTACTATTAAAGTTGGTGGTGGTTCAAATGCACCTACTGATTTAGATGCTAAAACAGCAGGACAGATTTTAGTTGGTGATGGAACAGATGTTAACTCAGTAGCAGTATCAGGCGACGTAACTTTAGATTCAACTGGTGCAGTAACAATTGCAGACGATTCAGTTAATGGCGATAAATTAACTGATAATATTACAATAGCTGGTAATTTAACAGTAACAAGTGATTTAATAGTTAACGGAACAACTACAGAAGTTAGAACTGCCAATTTAAATATTGAAGACAAATTCATATTATTACAATCTGGTTCAGATGCCGCAGCTGCCGGCGATGTAGGTATTATATTTGGAGGAGTTTCAGCTGAACCAACTGTTGATTCATTTAGTTCTGGGCAAGGTTCATCATTATTTGTTGATAAAGAATTACAAAGACTATCTTTAAGTAATGGCGCTGTTAGCCACGGTGCAACCGCAGCAACAGTAGGAGCACATATACCATTAGTAACTACCGGATCATTAACCGCAATAACACAAGTAGGTAACTTTAAAGTTGACGCTAGTGGTGATCTATTTGTATATGCAGGATAATTATTAATTATATTAAGTATATTTAATTTTATATTATATTTTTAAAGCAGGGAGAGATTCTCCCTGCTTTTTTATATATAAATTTGTATTATTAAATATTTATTATTATAATCAATATAGAAAGTTATATATGGCCTTTGTAAGAAATCAAAATAAAAAAAATGTTATTATAGAAAAACAAGATACCAATATTAATCGGTCATCTAAAAAGTTTCAAGAATCTAAAAATACACAATTTCAACCACAATTCACAAAATCTGAAGCAATATGGATGATGGGGTTAATTAAAAATCATACATTTAAAGGAGAAGAAGTACAAAAGGTTTATGAAGCAGTTGTTAAATTACAATTAATTGTTAATGAATCTAAATAGTTATATATTTATATTAAAATAAACTTATTGTTGGCCCGAAAGGGAAGTGGGCAGTATTAATACTGTAACCAACCATAATAGGAGAAGTAAATGCCAAACTGGAAAAAAGTCATTTTATCTGGCAGTAATGCCGTTCTAGCAGAAATAACTGCATCAAGAAATTTATCAGGTAGTGGGACAGCTACCGCATCATATGGATTATTCACCGGATCTTTTGGAGGAGACGGGTCACAATTAACAAATGTTCCATCAACACCTTTCCCATTTACAGGTGACGCTTTAATTACTGGCTCATTAATAGTATCACAATCATATACAGTTGGAGACACAGACTCAACAGCATTAAGATTAATAGGATCAGGTTCAGTAAGTCAATCAGGAATATTTGAAGTAGAAGGATCAGCAGGCCCACTATTTTCAGTAGCAGATGGATTAGATGGTGTTTTAATGGAAGTAAATAATATTTCAGGTTTACCATTATTTCAAGTATCATCTTCAAATGAGGTATTCATTAATAGAGGTAATTTAACATCTGGTGTTACTACTGCTACTGCGTCATTTGCATATTTCACCGGATCATTTGCTGGCGATGCATCTGGATTAACAAATGTCCCTGCAGGTTCAACACCAACCTTAGATGCAGTAACAACAGCAGGTAATGTTACCTCAAATGCAATTACCGCAGGAACGATATCGGGATCTTCTTTCAAATTAAACAATGCAAATGCTTTATCACATACTGGAAATGTTTTATATGTAGGTAATGCAAATGATTGGACTACTATAGAATTAGGTAGACAAACAACAGATGAAATTCATGTTAATGGTCTTTTAAAAGCAGAACAACTTTTAAGAGCAGAACAAGGTATAATAGTTTCAGGTTCTACTATCTTTAAACCAACAACTTCTTCCCCAGCTAGTATAGAATTTTCCACGGAACCTTATAGTGGTCAACGAACTCCAACTATAACATTAAAAAATGCCTCTGATCAAAAAACAGTTCATATAGGACATTCTATAAATGATGGCTTGTTTGAATTATATAATTCTTCTGAAACTAGAGTTGTAAGTATTCAAGAACATTTTCAAGCATTTTCTCCTCCAGGTGGACTTAGTTCAGGGTATGGAACTTATTTTGGTGTAACTAGTTCAATTTCTCCATCAGTAGCATCTCCAGATTCATATGTTAAAATAGCACATGATGGTTATAGTGCAGTACCTTATAGTATTTTACAACTAAATAAAAAAGGAACTTTTGCAGGTTCTGGCTCTATAACATTACAGGGCATAATGAACAGCAATAATAATTCTGCACCTTCAATAGGTATTACTTCTGTTAATGGAAATAGAGTAGTTAATTTCGGAGGTCCTGGATTTGTAAATGCTGCTAACGTACATAATAACTATTTAAAATATGGATTACAAGTAGGAGGTGATTTTACAGGTAATTCCTCCAATATGGCCCTTACAGATGGTTCTTTAATAATGTCAGGATCAACTGGAGGATTTTCAGTAAAAAGTGTTTCAAGTGAAGCTGAAATTAAAACAAATGATGGGGATACTACTTTAACATTAGGTACTACTTCTTCATTTTCATATGTGTCAGCTTCAGCATTTAAAGGTGATGGTTCAAATTTAACAAATTTACCAGCAGGTTCAACACCAACACTACAACAAGTAACAGACCAAGGTGCATCTACAACAAATGACATTCAAATAACAGGTTCATTAAATGTATCTGGATCAATAGATATAGAAATGCCATCTGGATCTGCTTTTACAATACATGAAGGCGATGCATCTACTAATTATGAAAATAGATTAGATTTTTTCTATGATGAGTCAGACCCAACATTAGAAATAGCAGCAAGAGCTGCAACATCTACATTAATATTAAGTAAAGATGGTGGCGGCTCATATAAAACAACACTTACGGGGTTAGGTACATTAACTTATAAAGCAGCTGGAACAGATTATGGAGTTCAATTAGGCACATCATTTAAACCTGTTGCGACAAATCAACAAGATTTAGGATTTTATAATCGTAGATGGAAAAATCTTTATTTATATTCGACTAATAAAATTGGTTGGGGAACTACAAATGCAGATGACCATGCTGCATTTGCTCATACTTCCGGAACTGGTAAAATAACACTAGAAAGTGATGTGTATACTCCAATATTTGAATTAAATGGTCCTATAACAGCTTCGGCATTTAAAGGTGATGGTTCACAATTAACAAATTTACCAGATCCATTCCCATTTACAGGAAACGCAGGTATAACAGGATCATTATCTATAACAGGTTCAGGAGGATTATCAGTAGAATCATCAGGTTCAACAGTATTTGAAGTAATAGGATCAGAAGGTACATTATTTTCAATAGATGATGATTTAGATGGAGTTATATTTACTGCAAATGATCGATCAGGTCTTCCAGTACTAGAAGCGTCAGCTTCAGGAGAAGTTTACATAGGAAAATCACCACAATCTTTATACACAACCGCAGTCATAAGTTCTAATAACGCTAACGTAACGCAGTCAATTTATGGATTGGATACAAGTTCATATGGAGGAGCATTCTTTGAATACACTGCTCATTCGGGGTCAAACGCACGTGCAGGAAATATAATGTCTGTATGGAATGGTTCAAGTCTTAATTTCACAGAGACTACCACAACTGATATTGGCTCAACATCAGATTTAGTTATGAAAGTTCATGTATCAGAAAGTCAAGCACAATTAGCAGCTTTCTCTACAAATGCAGGTTATAATATTAAAACAATAATAAAATCAATATAATATGGGAATCAGAAGAGGTTCAATATCAACCCCAATAATAGCGGATGGGCTAGTATTCAATATGGATGCTGCAAATAGGGCAAGTACTATACCTAGTACTAGTACTTTAAAAACATTTAATACTGTAGATACTGCTGTATCTGGTTCTATATCTACAGATGCAACATGGGAAGATGGATCTCCTTCCTCATTTGATTTTGATGGTACTGATGGTTATATAGGTTTTTCAAATCTAGGATCAATATGGAATATGGTTAATTCAGCTTATACTGTAAATCTTTGGTATAAACAACAACAAGGTAGTGGTACAGGTATGCCAATAATGCATTTTTATGGAGGTTCTGGAGGAAGTGCTGATATGTTTTGGATATACAATAGACCTCAATTTTCTAGATGGGATATGTATAATAATGGTGGTGCAGGAATTAATAGATTTGTTATTACTACTACTACAGGTGTTTGGTATAATATGACCTTTACATGGTCAACATCTGAGGGTTTAATAAAGGCATATCAAAATGGTGTTTTTAATAGTAGTCAAGCACAAACAGGAATCCCAGCATCAGGTAATACTAATTTTGAAATAGGTAGAGATAATATTCCCTCCACTAATTTAAATGCAAATATAGCAAGTCTTCAATTATACAACCGCGCCTTATCAGCAAATGAAGTTTTACACAACTACAATGCATTAAAAGGGAGATTTGGATTATAAATAAATTTTCATTATAATAAAATTAAAAGAAAGTTACAACATGAAATCAAAAAAATTAGATAAAACAGATATTGAATCAATAACAAATGTACAAGGACAATTCACAGAATGTACCAATTCATTGGGTTTATTACAAATTGATGAAAAAACATTAAGCAACCAATTGCTAATGATTGAAGAAAAGAAAAATGAAATATTTAACAAATTTGATGAATTGAGAAAACAAGAACAAGAACTAGTTCAAAGTTTGCAAGAAAAATATGGTCAAGGCCAAATAAATCTTCAAGAAGGCACATTTACGCCAAATAACTAGTTTTTTCAAGTTTTGTTATATATTTATAATAAACATAATTATAGGAGAATAATCGATGGCCGAAAGAATTGTATCGCCAGGCGTATTTACTAATGAAATTGATCAGTCATTTTTACCTCAAGGAATTGGTGAAATAGGAGCTGCTTTAATTGGACCAACTATTAAAGGTCCAGCACAAATACCAACAAAAGTAAAAAATTACGCTGAATTTGAAAGTATATTCGGATCATATACAGAAGATTCATATTTACCATTTACAGCAAAAGAATATCTAGATAATGCAGGAACATTAACTGTTACAAGATTATTGTATGAAAATGGATATAAATTAACAAATGGAGCATTAGCAGTTATTGCTGAATCTGGTTCTGGAGCAGGAAAGAAAAGCTTTGTATCCCATATTCTTCATCCAACCGTTCCTATAAATTATTCAGCTGATTCAAATATATTTGAAAAGTCATCTATATCAAATGGAGAGTCAGGATCATTCTCTGTAAAAATTTCTGGTTCATATGGAGTTGACGCAACATATCCTGGTTATTCTGGATTTGCTTCAACAACAGGTGTTAATACAGTTGTATCAGCTTCTATTAATGATTCTAGTAATGCATATATCGAAAAAATATTTGGAAGAAATCCAAAGTCAATTGATTATCCAGTATATGTTCAATATGAAAACAAAAATATTAAAAGTCAATTTAATAATTTAGGCAATGTATCTGTTAAAATGCAGATAATAAGTAATTATGAATATTTACAAGACTTTAAATCACCATCTACCCCATTTATTACATCACAAAAAATAAGTGGAACAACAAAAAACTTATTTAAAGCACATGCATTATCTCATGGCAATGGAGAAAATTATGATTTTAAAATAGGTATACAAAATATTATTACTGCCGCAGAAAATCCAGAGCAAACCGGCTATGGTAAATTTGATTTAGTAGTAAGAGGAGTTAATAATAAAAATATATTAGCATCTCCATTTGATTATAATGACACTGATATATCTCCTAACATATTAGAATCATTTACTAACTTAAGTTTAAATCCAGACTCACCTAGATATATTTCCAAAGTAATTGGAGATGTACATCAATATATAGATGCTGCATCTAAAAGACTAGTTGAATCAGGAACTTATGAAAATAATTCAAAATATATAAGAATTGAAGTTGCAACATCTGTTGAAAATAAAATTAATCCTAGTGCCGTACCATTTGGATTCAAAGCAATAAGTTCTCCAATTGCAAATCCGTCTGCGAGTATTAATTTAGTTGCTACTTCAAATATAACAACCCAAATTGGGTCATCAGGATATAATTCTAATATATTCTTTGGATTTGATTATACTAACGAAAATAATTTAAATTATCTTGCTCCTACTCCAACGTCTGGATCGTCAGTTGGATCAAACGTAGACTTTTATTTAGGAGATCTCAATCAAGACGCAGCAGCTAGCTTCCCGTCTTCAGCTCCATATAGTGGAAGTATTGGAACTGCATTAGATGCTGGAATTATAGATTCTAGAGTAGCAGTTTCTACTAGAAAATTTATTATTCCTATTCAAGGAGGATTTGATGGTTCTAGACCAAATCTACCAAAATATGCAGGAGAAAATATATCTTCCACTAATGCATTTGGATTTGATTGTTCTGCAGATGGGAAATCTGGAACGACTGCATATAAAAATGCATTTAACACATTATCAAATACAGATCAATACGACTTTAATATGTTAATAACACCAGGTGTAGTTCATGAATTACATTCATCAGTAACAAATGCTGGTATAACATTATGCGAAGCTAGAGCAGATGCATTTTATGTAATGGATGCAGTAGGAAAAACAAGTAATATTAGCACTGCTAAAACTACCGTTAAAACATTAGATTCAAGTTATGCTGCAACATATTATCCATGGGTATTAACTCAACCGGTAGGAGCTCCTAAAGCATTATGGGTTCCACCATCTGTAGTTGTACCTAGTGTTTTATCATTTACTGATAGAATTGCACATCCATGGTTTGCCCCAGCTGGATTAAATAGAGGTGGTTTGTCTATGGTATCTAAAACATATATAAGACTTTCTCAATCAGATCGTGATGAATTATATGAAAATAGAATTAATCCAATTGCAAACTTTCCAAATGAAGGAGTATGTATTTGGGGACAAAAAACATTACAAGCTTTACCGTCTGCTTTAGATAGAGTAAACGTTAGAAGATTATTAATTACAGTTAAAAAATTCATTGCTTCGGCAACAAGATTTTTAGTATTCGAACAAAATACAGCATCAACGAGAAATAGATTCTTGCAAATAGTAAATCCTTATTTACAAGATATAGTAGCTCAGTCAGGTTTAAGTGCATTCCGTGTAATAATGGATGAAACAAATAACACTCCAGATGTAATTGATCAAAACTTTTTAATAGGTCAATTATTTTTACAGCCAACCAGAACTGCGGAATTTATTGTGTTAGACTTCACTATTCAACCAACTGGTGCTTCATTTCCTGATTAATTTTTAGAAATGAATATATTTATATAAAAATAGGATATACAATGTCAATAAACATAGATTTACTTAAAAAATTACCAAATCAAGGACAAACCCAACTAAATCAAAACTTAGCAGGAGTTGATTACACTGACTTATTTGCTAAAGCATTTGATTGGGAACCTAAAATGACCAATAGGTTTATTATGGAATTTGAAGATATTCCATCTCATTTAATTAAAGCTTCTGGTAGACCAAGTGTTAATAATGGTAACGTAGTGTTAGATCACATTAATGTTGAAAGAAAAGTTAAAGGTAAAACAAGATGGCAAGATATCACTATAACATTGTATGATGCTATCGTACCGTCAGGCGCTCAAGCAGTAATGAATTGGGTTCGTAATCATCATGAATCATTAACAGGTAGAGATGGATATGCAACCGGACCAGCTAAATATAAAAGAAACATTAATTTTTACTCATTATCACCAACCGGCGAGAAAATAGAAGAGTGGGAATTAAATGGAGCTTATATTAGTGATGCATCATTTGGTGATATGGATTGGTCAAATGAAGCAGCTGTAGAGATTTCATTAACATTGTCATACGACTTTGCAGTATTAAAATATTAATTTATTAAAAACAATGGGAGTATTTTGCTCCCATTTTTACTGGTTTATAATATTTATATATAAATAAGTCATCATCATTCATACTGTTACAATAATAGCCCGGTAACATATGAAATATCTATATTTTCTTTTATTCTTTATTTGTAATTACAATATATATTGTCAAGATACTATCTTCCGGTTTGAAGAAAAACCTATAGTTGGAAAGATATTGTTTACTAATCATGATATTATATTTTATAAAAAAAATAATTTTATAAAAGATATACCATCAGAACTTGTATTTGGATATAAAAAAAATAATAAATTGTCTATATTATACAAAGAAAAAGGACAGCCATTTACCACAATACAAATGAACGATTATATAATAGGCAGGACTAAAGGATATCAAGATTATAATCCAGGAATTCCATTTACAGTCGGATTTTTTAGTACTTATTTTTACACATATTATAATACAAGAGGGTTAACAAGAAATCCAAAATTTTCATCATTAGCATTTACTGTAGTTCCAACAATGTTATTTACATATATAAAGCCCAGAACCAATAAATTATGGAGCTTAGAAAAAAGAATAGGATATCAATTATCTAGATCTGAAAGAAATCAATTAACTAGTTTTATAGGTGCTATACTAGGCACGGCATTTATATATACACTCTACTTTTCAAGTAACTAATATTTATAATAAAGTTATTAAAAAGGAGTTTATATGACAAAAGTAACAGATCGTTACAACGACAAAAATTTAATTGATTTAGCAAAACAACAATATGTAGATAAAAAGACGTCTACTATTCCATCTGAAATAGTGCAATTACCATCTCAAGGAAAAATATATCCAAAAGATCATCCATTGCGAGAAGGAATAATTGAAATACGTCATATGACTGCATATGATGAAGATATATTAACTAATTTATCATATATTCAACAAGGGGTTGTTTTAGACAAATTAATAGAATCTATTACACTACAAGATATAAATGTTTCAGAACTAGCTAGTTGTGATGTTGAAGCTATTATATTAACATCTAGAATTTTAGCATACGGTAGTGATTATCCAGTAACAGTAACAGATCCAAAAACTAATAGTATATTAAATAGAACAATTGACTTAACCAAAGTGCAATACAAAGATTTTGAGTTAACTACAAACGAAAATGGAGAATCAAGTTTTAATTGCTCTAATGACTCAGTTATTAAATTTTCATATTGTTTAAAACAAAATAAAAATACTAACAATGAACGATTAATATCTTCATTTTTGTTAAGCACAATTCGTGAGGTAGACGGAAAACGTACTTCTGAAGAAATTGATGAATTTTTAAAATATAAATTTTCGTTAGCAGATTCTAGAAAATTTCAAAGATATGTTTCAGATAATGCTCCAGCAATTTTAAAAGAATATGAGTTTGAAGGTGAAGATGGAGGCACCTTTACTGCCGGGTTTCAATTTGGACCAGAACTTCTTTGGCCTGAAACCAACTGATAA